CTGGGATGACGCGGAGCAGAAGAAGGTCCAGACGGTGACGGGCTTCCCCTTGACTCTGATGAAGGATGACAACGGTACTTGGGGTGTTGCGAAGAAAAGCAAGCTTCACGCTCTGGCTGAAGCTACCGATTCATTGGATGCCAATGGCCGTCTCCTCCCCGAGAATCTTGGTCTCCTGCTTGGCAAGGCGGCTCAGTTTCAGGTGGAGGTGTTGCTCACCCCGAGCAAGGACGGCTCGAAGAAGTACCTCAACGAGCGCATCAAGCTGGCAGGTGTCATCCCCGAGGGTCTTCCGGTTCCCGAGCTGGATGAGTCTTACATTCACGGAGTGAACTTCGATGGTCCGAATGATCTCGATATGTTGAAGATGGTGCGCAAGGTGGTGAAGGATACGATCAAGCGAGCCACTAACTTCGAGGGAAGTGCAATCCAGCAGGCTCTTGCCTCCATCGAATCCGAAGCCCCTAAGACCGCCTCCACGCCAGCACCTTCCCGACCTGCTACCCCAGCACCAGCCATCCCCCGCCCGAAGCCCACCGCCTCTCCCAAGCCAGCTCCCGTAGCCGCTAGCTGGGAAGATGAAGAGTCCGACGATAGTCCTTTTTGAGGAGTGACGCAACATGGCACGATGGATCACAGACATGGCTTACGATGATGACGACTGTCCAGAGGCTCCCGGTATCGAGTACAACCCTGACCCGGAGCTTGCTTACCTCCGGGCCTTCTGGTACTACGTGACTGAAGACCTTACCTTGAACGAGCTTCGTCAAGTGAACGACCACCTTGATAGTCAGTTTGACTTCATCATCCCACAGGAGTACTACATCTAATGACCACCTACATCGTGAAGAAGAACAACCGCCGCATTCCCAACAAGGTGTTCTCTACTTACGAGAAGGCTCGTCAGTGGGTTCGTAAGAAGGTACGAGATATTGGTCCGCACTGGGCCGATGACTCTGCCACCCATCATCGGACCCCTGCCCTCTGTTACTACGGCTACTCCATCTCGAAGGTGGAGGGTTGATTTAAACTAGCCTCGTAGCCAAGCGATCAAGGCAACTGGCTTTGACCCAGTGACCGCAGGTTTGAATCCTGCCGAGGCTGCCACCCCAACCCCCGGCCTAAACAACCGGGGGTTTTCTTTCCTCGCCCTTCGGGCTCAGGCGCCCGTACCGGGCTTTCCCTAAAACAACACGGAGGTTGTACAAAAAGGAACTATGACGACGAACGTTACTGCGATTGAAACACCTTGGTCCTCGGTTGGCTACTTGACCTACAAGCGTACTTACTCCCGCCGCAAGGCGGACGGTACTCTCGAAGAGTTTCCCGACACCATCACTCGTATCCTCGACTCGTGTCGTGACCAGCTCAACGTAGGCTTCACCGAGGACGAGGAGCAGCGACTGGCTAACTACCTAGCCTCCCTCAAGGGTACGGTTGCGGGTCGCTTCCTGTGGCAGATGGGCACAGATACGGTGGGTCGCCTTGGTCTGGCCTCTCTCCAGAACTGTGCGTTCGTGACGGTGGATGATCCGGTGCGTCCGTTCACTTGGGCCTTCGACATGCTTATGCTCGGCTCGGGTGTGGGCTACAACATCCAGCGAGAGAACGTTGACAAGCTCCCTCCGGTTCTTCAGAACTTCAAGGCTCCTGTTCGGGTGGACTCTCCGGATGCAGACTTCATCGTGCCGGATACTCGCGAGGGCTGGGTCCATCTTTTGCACCACACTCTTAGCACTGCGTTCTACAACCGAGATTCGTACAAGCCGGGCTTTACCTACAGCACTCATTGCGTTCGCAGTAAGGGCGCTCCCATTAAGGGCTTCGGTGGTGTGGCATCTGGTCCCGAGGATTTGGTCCGAGGCATTGAACAGATTTCTCGGTTGCTGGAGCAGCGTCGTGGGCGTAAGCTGCGTCCGATTAATTGCCTTGACATCATGAACATCATTGGCTCGGTGGTGGTGGCTGGTAATGTTCGCCGCTCGGCTCAGATCGCTATTGGCGACTGCGATGATGTTGAGTACCTTGGAGCTAAGAATTGGGCCAAGGGTGGCATCCCGAACTGGCGTGCCATGTCGAACAACTCGGTGGTATGCAACGACATTAACAAGTTGCCCGAGGCTTTCTGGAAAACGTATGAGGGTGGATCGGAACCTTACGGTCTGATTAACCTTGAGCTTGCCCGCTCGTGTGGGCGACTGGGTGAGACGCAGTATCCGGACCCGGATGTTCAGGGGTTCAATCCGTGCGCCGAACAAAGTCTTGCAAACTTCGAGACGTGTTGCCTTGCCGAGGTGTACCTTAGCAACATCACCTCGTATGTTGAGTTGATTGATGTGTTGAAGTTGCTGTACCGTGTGAACAAGCACTCGCTCCGTCTCCCGTGTCACCACAAGGAAACGGAAGCTATCGTCCACAAGAACATGCGAATGGGTATTGGTGTAACGGGCTACCTTCAGGCAACGGAGGAGCAGCGTAGCTGGTTGAAGAGTGCTTACGAGGAACTGCGAGCCTATGACAAGGAGTACAGCGCCCAGCACGGGTGGCCCATCTCGATCAAACTGGCAACGGTCAAGCCCTCGGGTACGCTGAGTCTGCTTCCGGGTGTGACTCCGGGTGTGCATCCGGGCTACGCCCAGTACATGATTCGTCGTATCCGTATCGCGGCAGATAACCCGTTGGTCCAGCAGTGTCGTGACCACGGTTATCCGGTTGAGTACGTTCGTGGGTTCGATGGCAAGGACGACCATTCGACAGTGGTGGTTGAGTTCCCGTTTGCGTATCCGGTCGGCTCGGTACTGGCTGAGCACGTCACGGCTATCGACCAGCTTAACTGGATCGAGCGGCTCCAGCGTGAGTGGTCGGACAATAGCGTGAGTTGCACGGTCTACTACAAGGCCGAGGAACTCCCCGCTATCCGAGAGCACTTGAAGAAGAAGTACAACAATACGTTCAAGACGGTATCGTTCCTTCTCCACTCGGACCACGGCTTCGACCAAGCCCCGTTCGAGGAGATCACCAAGGAAGAGTACGACCGTCGAGTGGCATCCAGCCGCCTCATCACCGGAGGTGAGGTGGAGCTTGAGGTGGATATGAGTGAATGTGCAGGGGGTGCGTGTCCCATTCGGTGACACAATCCTTCACCAAGCTTCGCTTGACAACCGAAGGTTGAGGAGTTAAATTGAAGACAATCCGCACAACGGCTGGGCGTTCCCGGTCGGCTTATCACACCAATGTGCCCCGCATGAGGGTAAGCGGGACTTTTTCCAATAGAGATGGTGTTCTATGATCCGCTGTAAGCCGTGGAAAGGCAATGACCTAAAGGGGAAGTGGCACGTAACACGTAAGCTCGACGGTGTTCGGGCGCTTAGAAACGAAGATGGTTCTGTTGTTTCTCGAAATGGTAAGCCGTTGTACAACCTAGACCACTTGGACTTCCAAGACGCGGAGGTCTTTGCTGGGTCGTGGGAAGAGTCGGTATCTCTCGTTCGTACTAAGAGTGGAGGGCCTGTTCCGCAAGAGTTTATCTACCATCTTAATCCTCTGGACGAGAGGTTGGACATCGGTATCTGGTACGATCCATCCCGCGATGAGATACTCTCCGCACTTTCCGAAACAGAGGCTCTCGGCGACGAGGGTCTTGTCCTTCGGCAAGGCAACGTGTGGTTGAAGGTCAAGTCCTCAGATACTTTTGATGTTCAGGTCACAGACGTAGTGCCGGGCAGGGGTAAACACACCGGAAGGATGGGTGCTTTGATGACCGATCGAGGCAAGGTCGGCACAGGTTTTACAGACGCGGAGCGTAGTGAGGATTGGCGGGTGGGGGAGATCATCGAAGTTGAGTGTATGTCTCTTACACCTTCTGGTAAGTTCCGCCATCCGCGATTTGTGCGTAGGCGATTTGACAAGTAAACCCACCTTAGTTTCCGAAGGAAACGTGCTATGAATGCGCTCGCTTTAAGCTATACCTTAGACAACGAACCCACCTACCCCACCGAGGAACAAGCCCACGAGGCGTACCTCCAAGCGGGGTGGGATTACTTGGCGGAAGAGGAGGTTGTGTGTGAAGACTTTTGAGGAGTTCTGGAAGGAGTGTCTCGAAGACGAGATGTTTTATGACGCAGAGAAGCCTGCTGCTCGTGAGGCTTGGGAAGCCGCCACCCTCGCGGAGCGAGAGAGGTTGAAGAAAGCTATCTTAACTAGCCGCAATTTCATCGAAAAGAATTACTCTGAGCTTCACGGTGAGATAGGTCGCTACTTTGCAGGTCGGATAGACTCCTATGACGAGGTGCTACATGTTATCGACAACCCTTAGTCTCGTAGCGGTCTTGTCCCTCCCACCCTATCTCGTAGTGAACAAAGGCCCTCTCCGAGTAGAGACTCCATCGGGGAGCATCCTCATCATCCCCGAGGGTTCCTCCTTTCTCGTCAACTCTCACGAGACGAGGTTCGATCTCCGAGAGGTGACTCTCGACAACGTAGGAGTTTTCAAAGATGGGTTTGAGTGAAGATGCCCGCTTCAATCTTATCGTTCTGTGGCTGCCTTTACTGAACATCGCGTTCATTCCTCTGGTGCTTATGGGCTCCGCTTGGTTCTTGGTCCCTCAAGTTCTGGTTCTGTTGTTTCAGCTGGCCCTCTTCTGGGAGTGGGTATGAATAAGGATAAGTGGCAGCCGATTGAGACGGCTCCGAAGGATGGAACTTTTGTTCTGTTGTATTGCCCCTCGTCTTTGGGTAGTTACATGGACGTTTACAGTTTCACTGAATGCGGTGGGTGGCAGTGCAGCAACTTCGAGTATTCTCCTTACCCAGACCCCACCCACTGGATGCCCTTGCCGGATGCACCGGAGTGAGTGAGAACATCTCCGAGAAAGAGTACGCTCTTGCCATGTGGGATTTGGTCAAGCCTCAGACGTTTCGACAAGCGAAGAGGGCGTTGACTACGGAGCACATGTCGTGTACGGATGGGACTCTTCGGGTGTACTTCAGCTTCTGGAAGAAGTCCCACGGAATCCAGAGGCGATATAGGAAAGCCGCGCCAGCGGCGGAAGTCGGAGAAGAGGGATGAGTGAGTATAGCGTAGTAGCTGAGCGTCTCCGGTGGGAGTATCTTCCAACTGATGCTTTGGATGGGCACCCTTGGTATGAGTTGTACGTCAAGCGTCGTCTCGATCCTACGTTCCGAATGAACGAGCAAGTGGAGCGACTGTGTGCAGCTCTCCACGGAATCTTGATGCGGGAAGAGCAGGATCGAGATTGGCTCCAAGAGATTGAGAGTACAGCGAGGGACTATGAGTGACATCGTACCGGCTTACGTGGAGTCTAAGACGGCTCATCTGAATTGTATCATTGACTGTGACTCCATCGTGTACAAGTGCGGCTGGGTCGGTGTCGAGCGAGATGAGGACGGCAACCCGCTCCCTTCTCCGTTGGCGCACAGTCTCTCTAATCTGAAGACAACCATTGAAGGTATCCTCGCCCGGTTCCCTCATAGAAATTGGGAGCGTATCTACCTAACCCCTTCGGGGGGGTTTCGCTATTCGGTAGCGAAGAGCAAGCCATACAAGGGGTCGAGGAAGTCGAAGAAGCCCCAGTGGTTCCACGAGATGCGCGAGTACCTTGTCAAGCACTACGGGGCGATCATCGTAGATGAGGATAAGCCGGAGAACGAGAGGCGGGAGGCAGATGACCTGTGTTCCTCAGACCAATGGGCACATCCTGACAAGTCAACCTGTGTTTGTTCGATAGATAAAGATTTGCTGATGGTCCCCGGATGGAACTACAACTTTAACAAAGACCAGTTCCAGTGTCGGACGCTGGTCGAAGCTGATCTTTGGTTTTACTATCAGCTCATGGTAGGGGACGGCGTTGACAACATCGCAGGATTGAAAGGGATTGGCCCTAAGAAGGCTGAGCAACTGATCGAAGCATGTTCTCGGAAAAGGAACAGAGTCAGGCGAGCTGTGTTCGACCTTTATCGCAAAGAGTTTTCCTCGAAGTGGGAGGATGCTTTAGATGAGACGGCTACCCTCTTGTTCCTTGAGCGGGAACCGGGTAAGACTTGGAGGGAGTATTTCCAAACATGAATCTCCTGTCCCTTCCAACGAAGTACGGAACACGTTTGTGGTTGGAACTTTGGCCTCGGTTTTATTTCGGTGCAATCCTCAATGGATGGTACTGGTCTGTGTGGTGGGCTAATGGTAAGTTCCACACCAACCGCTTTGACAATATCTGGAGAAAGAATGGAACCCCTTTGCCTAAGCGTTAAGCGTCTCCACAAAGATGCCACCCTTCCCACGAAAGCTCACCCCGGTGACGCCGGATGGGACATCTACTCCCTAGACATTACCGAAGTCCCCGCGTGGGGGTCTAGGCTTGTCTCCACGGGCATCGCACTAAGCATCCCGTACGGGTGGTGCGGTATCATCAAGGATCGCTCCTCCGTGGCTCTCAAGCAGGATACGACGACCAATGCCGGGGTGATCGACCACGGCTATACCGGAGAACTGAAGGTGCTTCTTCGCAACAACTCGCCACAGATCAAGTGGCTTAACGCTGGGGATCGTATCGCTCAGCTCTTGTTAATTCCCGTCCCCGAAGTCACCCTCGTTGAGGTGGATTCTTTTGAGGAGACGGATCGTGGTGAGGGTGGGTTCGGGAGCAGCGGCCGGTGATTGACGATAACAAGATTGTTCTACCCGACCAGATTCTTGAAGACTACGAGAAGATGACCCCCGAGCAACACGCTGCCCTCCGGTGGAACGGGTGGCTCTTTCTCCAGCGTATTCTCAAACCCAAGGGTCTTCTCCGAAAGGACATCCTTGAACCCCACGAGGAGACCAATGCTGAGTACGTAGCTAATCTCTACGCCTTCGACAACAATATGATGCGTGCCTCTACCAAGTACGCTCTAATGGAGGCAGCGTCAGTTGGGTTGGCGGATGCTTCTTCGGTGTCCCATGTGGATACGTTCTTCGATGACCTGATGAAACTTGAGAGCGGGGTGAAGTGAGATGGGTACTGTTATTGCCGACGGTTTGAACACCAGCTACTATGGTGTTACTACGTACAAGCGCGCAGGGTCGGACAAGTGGGGAGATGAGTTCTCCACTTTTATCGAGGGTGACACCATTGAGAAGATTCTTGACCTGATTTTCTCCGTATGCGGTCCTGCCGGCTGTGGGGAGTCAATGGCCCAGAGCGACACCCATATCATCGGATGGCAGAACATCGGGCCTGAGATTTGTGACCTTCTCGCTATCAAAAACAAGTACGACGAAGACGATGAGGAGGAGTCTTGAGATGGGTGTAACTGCTAGTGGTCCTCCATTTGTGACGCTGACTGACCTCTTGTGTAAGTGCGGGTGGATGTGGGAGCACGAGTGTAAGAAAACTGGGGAGTGTGGCCTCAACCAAGGGATGCCGGAGTACAACCGAGAGGAGGCTCTCTCCGAAGAGCACACCCCCTACGAGTTCCTTTCCGAGTCTGCCAAGGAAGCGGCTGTCAACATGGTGCGAGATATGATTGAGAACAGCAAGTCCACTCATCAGGTGGGTGGTACTCACTACGCCGAGATGTCGGTACAGCCTTGGTCAGCCATGAAGGCGTGGATGTCTCCCGAGGAGTACGCGGGCTACCACGTCGGTACGGTGATTGGCTACCTGTCTCGCCATAAGAAGAAGGGTGCCCTTCAAGACATCCTGAAAGCCAAGCACCACCTCGAAGAGTTGGTTCGCTACTTTGAAGAAGACGAGGAGTATCCGTGGTGAGTAAGAGCGGCCTTGTGTGCTTGATTCCTGATGATGGTTCTGCGAAGGTGTGGACAATCGTCCACCCCTCTTTCCCCTGCTCTCCGAAAGTCTCTTTCCACAACGTAAACGGTTCGTTAGAGTTGCTCTTTCACAGGAAGGAGTACACAACACATTGTATCGGCTATGATGTGGATTTCATTTTTGCCAAGTGGCATGCCTTCAAGGAGGCGAATAAGTGACCAAGCGCGACAAGATTCCCCACACCCCTGAAGAAGAACTCCGTCTCGAACGGGCTCAAGCTAAGGCCGAGCGTAACCTCCGACGACGCACCCAAGACAAGAAGAAGGGTTCCCGTCACGCCGAGGAAAAGATCAGTGCCCTATCTAACGAGAACAACGTCCTTCGTCGTCGTATCGAAGATGTATCCAAGTTGATCCGAGCCTTGGTCAAGATGCTTCCTCCGGACTTGAAGCTTGAGTACGAGAAGCTCCGGGTGGCTATCAATCAAGGGGATTTTGATGAGGTCCATCCGGAATGAAGCCGCGTAAGGTTCGCCCTAAGTTCAGGTCTGGTTACGAGTCCAAAGCATACAAGTCCCTGAAGGACCGGGGCATCGACTTCACATACGAAGAGGAGAAGCTACCTTACGTAGTGCCTCAACGCAAAGCGTACTATCTGCCCGACATGGTGATTACCCGAGAGGACGGCTCTAAACTCTACTTGGAGTTCAAAGGGCAGTTCTCAGCAGCAGACCGTCGCAAGATGGAACTCGTCATCGAACAACATCCCGACAAAGAGATTGCCATGATTTTTATGAGGAACAACAAACTGCGGAAGGACTCTCGCACGTCGTACACCGATTGGTGTCACAAGCGTGGGATTAAGTGCACGGTGAGTACTGCGGGTCATGTACCAGACTCTTGGATTCGAGGAGAGGAGTGATGTGGTGTCTTATGGGCAACACCCTCATGCTTTCAGCTATTGTCGGATTGACAATAGGAACCCTACTCGGCATCTTTGGTATGTTGTACGCGATATACAGAGAGGTCATGGACGAAGTGCGCTACCGCCAATACATGCGTCACCGCTGGCCTGTGAGTAAAGAGTGGATCAAGCCGAACAACCCCGAGTGGGAGAAGGATAGTGGCTGACTGGAAGAAGTGGTATCCGATTCTTGTTGAACACAAAGCCCCGGTCAAGGTCATCACCTACAAGGATGAAACCGGGGAAGGCCCTTGCTACCGCATCCTCCCCGAGGACCTAGACGAGTGGATCAAAACCCTCCCGAAAGACTGGCCCGAGACGTTCTCGTCTGTGATGGGGTCGGTCACTTGGGATGGGACGGGGTACTATCTTACGGATGTAGCTGAGACTTTGTATGCACTTGAACGGGGGTACCCATATCGTGGTGGAGTTTAAGACTAGCGAACAATGCCGAGTGGAGTTGGTGGCGCATACGATGTCTGTGGACAAGGAGGGGTTTCTGCAACTTGCAGATTATCTTCCCGTGAGTGCAGCACGAGCGTCCTTCGGACGGGAGGACAAGACCGGAGACGACCCCAAGGCTGACCTCAAGCTGATGAAGTATCTGGCTGACCACCAGCACCTCACTCCGTTCGAGTACAACCACGCTACGTTTCTTGTTGAGTGCCCGTTGTTCATTCGGTCACAGATACATCGACATAGAACCTTCGCTTTCAATGAAATTTCGAGACGCTACACCTCGGAAGAAATTGCCTTCTGGATTCCTGACAAGTGGCGAGCACAGAGCAAGAGTAACAAGCAGGCGAGTACGGATGACGAGGTGCGTAATGAGATTTGGGTAGACACTGACTTTGGCGATGGTGGGACTCTTCTTAGGACAGAGCCTAACGACAGCTACTACGAGGGCGTGGATAGCGCCTTGTGGTACTACGAGCAGATGCTTGCATCCGGCTGTTGTCGCGAACAGGCCCGAGCCGTTCTCCCACAGTCGCTGCTCACCCGTTTCTACATGGGAGGTTCTCTCCGTAATTGGGTCCACTTCCTCAAGCTCCGGCTGGATAGCCACGCCCAACGGGAGGTCCAAATCGTAGCCCGTAAGATCGAGTCCCAACTCCGCGAGCTTTGGCCCGAGGCGATGGGTGTTCTACTTCCACATGAGGAAGCCAACTAACCTATGGACATCCTAATCACTCTTTCAATCGTGTACTTCACGGGGTTCCTTCTTTCCATGCTGGTGCTTTCAGACGGGGACAAGACGAACTCGAACGGGGGGTGGGCACTTGCCCTCTCCCTCCTTTGGCCTGTGTTCTGGGTAGCCGTTGTGGTGTCCAGTCTCAAGGGTCTTTTCTACCATCGGTTTGGGAAGTAAGGTTGAATGAGCACCATGATCGTAGATGGTAAGGGTGTGCTGTCAATTCCTATACAAAAAGTGGTAGCTATGTTGATTCGTAACGGTACGTTGGCTGCTTGGAAAAAGTCTAGAGGTGTGAAGTGAGCACCCTAATTGCTAACCTCCCACCCAAGAAGGTGTGGGTAGACAAGTCGTATCTTACAGCCGGAGAGGAAGACGGCTGGGTAGAGGGTTACTGGGTGTCGGTCAAGTCCGTCCCCGGTTCCTCGTTCCTCTTTGAAACGTACATCCCCCAGATGGGGGCTCTGTACGATAAGCTGCCGATCAAAGCGTTCACAGCGGACAAGGTGCTTGAGACGGAGGAGCCGGATAACCTCATCCTTCAACCTTGGGATTGCTTTGGAATGGGCGTCACGATCCTTGAGAAAAATCTTCTCGGGGGTTGTGAGGTTGAGGCTCGTATCCCTTGTCTCGATCTTGACGATGACTTGGAAGTTGAGCGTACCATAGAAGTACGCCGAGGCACCTACCTCTTCACCATCGACAACTACGCCATCGGGAACCCGGACCTTTCCTTCGCTCACATCCTTCCCGAACACAAGAGCTTCAACGTGATCGAACTTGAGACGGGTCAGTTTGCCCTTCTTCCCAACAACCTCGTGACGTTCAAGGTGTCCTCTCTCTACTGGAAAGACCCCGAGCCTATCAAGTTGAAGGCTTGTCCTCACGAGGGGTTCTATTCGGAAGGGGTGTGTTGGCCTTTGGGTAAGGCGACTAGGAGTGATTATTCAGATGGGTGACTCCGTATCTTACAGAATCAATGGCTCTGTCATCATAGATGAGGTAAAACTCATTCAAAGCCCAGAATTTCAAAGGCAGATGGCTGCGTCTGAAAGAATTGCTAGGCGGCTTGGGTTGCTGCTAGAGAAAGACACGGATATGCCGCAAAAAGCGACTAGGAGTGATTATAGTGATGATACCTAAATGGGCTATGCCTTTGTGGAGAAAGTGGCTCTGTTCAAAAGGCATCCACTGGTTCCCACTAAACTCTCAAGACAACTCGATTGTCCACCACAGTTACCACACAAAGGCAGGGGCACAAGTGTACGAACGACGGTGTAAGATGTGCGGAGCACGAGAGGAGATTGCCCGTGTCGGCTAAGATTCTGTTCCTTGACATCGAGACGCTCCCCCACCACGCCGCTGTCTGGGGTTTGTGGGGTCAAAATGTTGGCATCAAGCAGATCATCAAGCCCGGACGTACTACGTGTGCTGCTTGGAAGTGGGGCGATAACAAGAAGGTGGATTTTGCAGCGGAGTGGCACCCTGTTCCTGAGCGGGAGAACTGGTTCTCTTACGCAGACTTCCTAAAGAAGCTGCACGCTGTCCTCGATCAGGCCGACATCGTAGTCACCTACAACGGAAAGCGCTTCGATATCCCCACTCTCTACAAGGAGTTTGTCCAACACGGGCTTAACCCTCCAGCCCCGTTCCACCACATCGACTTGTACCAGACGGTGAAGCGTCAGTTCCGGTGGGCAAGCAACAAGCTTGACTTCGTTTGCCAACAGCTTGGGTTGGGGTCCAAGGTCCACCATAAGGGCCAAGAGTTGTGGACCGATGTAGAGGCGGGCTGTCCCAAGGCACAGCGCATCATGGAGAAGTACAACAGGGGCGATGTCATCCTGCTTGAGAAGCTCTACAAGAAGCTCTTGCCTTGGATCAAGGGGCACCCTACTGTGTCCCTCTTGGAAGGCCACAGCGGCTCCCACAAGTGCCCCTCCTGCGGAGGCCACCACCTCCAGCACCGAGGCTACCGCACCACCAAGACTCGTCGGTACAAGCGTTACCAGTGTCAAGATTGTGGTAGCTGGTCTAGCGAGACTATCTCGGATAAGGAAGTCGTAGCCGGTGTGGTATGTACCTAGCCTTGATCGGCCGAGTCGTAGAGGACGACGACTTCACAGACTTCATCGTGGGTATGTATCACGGAGGACCTGAGTGTCACACAGTTATTGACACTCTTGCATCGTGCGGTTACTCTTTAATCCGGGTAAGCTACCAAACCCCCGATAACGATAAGGAGATCACCGACGACTATGAGTAACGAATACTACGAGGATGAGTTTGTGGATACCGTTGACACCTACAGCCTCTATCAAAGCATGAACCAACTAGACCTAGCCGAGGACATCCTCCTCCGGATCAACGTCAACGAGAACGATCTCGGAGAGATTGAGGAGGCTCTCGGGGAGGCAGTTCGTCTTCTCCGAGAAGCTCGTATGTTGATCGAGGTTGTGACGGGGGATGCCGAGACGGAGGACGAGTACTGGGCTGAGCCGGATAAGGATGACCACAGCGATGACACCTGACGAGAACTTTCACAAGAGCATCTTCCGAAATGTCCACGGCCGATGGCCGAAGGGCAGGGAGTTTGATGAGTGGTTCAAGAGGCTCGGTGAGTATTGGACAGTAGAAAGTTTCCCTCTGAATAGTTTACTTGATAGTCGACTCTTGCTTGAGGCAGCGGGACTGGATCAGTACGCAAGGGAAGTCTACTGGACTTCGACAGCTTTGTTGATGAAGAAATACGACGAGGGGAATCGGGATGAATAACACCGAAGCAAATAACCTCAAACAATATACCCTCCCTGAAATCCTAGCAACGGCTCTCTATGCTAGTCGTATCAAAGATAGAGGTGCAGCTTTGGACTTCTCACTGAGTACACTACAGAAGCTGAAGGAGGCTCGGGATGAGTGACGACACCACCGACGACACCAACCTCCCCGGGGAGGACGAGGAACTCTCCGGGGGTATCCACATCGACATGGGTGACACCCCTCCGGTGTACGTCCTAGAGGGCCAGAACTACTCGGTCTTGTTTGCCAACCCTAGTCACGTTGCCCACCCGTTCCATTGGATCAAGGATTGTGTGGGTTGCACTGTGTTCTCCAAGCAGGGCAGTCAAGCCAAGGATGAGGTGCGCTACATCGTCCGAGTAGGGGATGGTTTTGAGGAGCGAGAACTCTCCGAGGTGTACCACCACGAGAGTACGAAGGTGTACGAACCCACGGTTCGGTTGAAGAGGGTGCATTGAGAGAGCTATGAAAACCATCGAAGACGCTAAGCAGTTTGCCATAGCAGCCCACGGAGACCAAAAGCGAAAGTACACGGGTGAACCGTACTGGCACCATCTAGAGGAGGTTGCTTACTTGGTGTCTCTCCTAGAGCCCGCTCCCTTAGGACACGTCATCCAAGCGGCTTGGCTTCACGATGTCCTTGAGGATACCTCGGTTGAGTTTCTCGAGCTGCGGGAGGAGTTCGGAGATGAGGTTGCGGAGATCGTGCTCTGGTTGACGGACGCCTACACCTCGAAGGAGTACGGAAATCGAAAGGAAAGGAAGCGCCTTGAGCGGCTACGGTTTGAAAGGGCTCCCTACTACGCCAAGGTCATCAAGCTAGCCGACCTCATCTCCAACACCAGCTCTATCGTGGAACGTGATCCGGAGTTTGCTAAGGTATACTTAGAAGAGAAGCGTCTCTTGTTAGAGGAAGCAATGAGTGACATGAGGGATCATCTGCTGTACGAAGAAGCTCTTGGGTTGGTGAGTTGAGAGAGGGTACATTGAGAGATGGCTACTAAGTGTGAAGCCTGCGAGAGGCATGCTTTCGTCTATGCCCGGTGGGGCACTCAGGGCCAAAAGGCAATCCTTTGTGAGAGGCACGCATCGGAGTTGCACGAGCGTATTAGCGGGGCGGTGGCCTCGCTCCGTATTCCTTCACCGACCTACGTGCCTGCCGATGTGTACCTGAGAAGCAAGGCTGCTGTTCGGGATGACCGCGCAGCGATGAGAGACATAGCCTAAAACAAGAAAGGGGCGAAGCCGGAAGGAGTTAATTCTCCAACTAGCTTCGCCCCTTTTTTCATTTCCGACTCTTGGGTTTGTCCGCCTCGACACAAGCTCTCAACACTTCGTGTTTCATCTTGCACTGGTTATACTCCAAAGCCCAGTTCAACATGGCTTGGCCTACCGGCAACGTCTCATCGAACGTGAGGCTATCACACGGTTGGAGTACGATCTCCGGAACGTAGTCGCAGTTCCTACTCGGAGGCGGTACGACTTGCTGCTTCCTGTAACAGCCTACGCTGCTCAGGAGATATACAGTTAACAGGATCACTTTGATGGACTGGGGCACGTTCGTATTCCCTCCGTAGGTTGTCCCCCTCTACAACGCTCTGTGCGATCTTCTGAGCGTCTTGGGCTGCTTGCTGGGACGCCCGTAGGGCCAGAGCCTTCTCGGCCTCTAGGAGCTTTCCCAAGGCCCTCTCCGTTGATTTGGCTTGAGACTCGTATCCCTTGTGGTATCCCCACGAGTACACGAGTCCAACCACAAGGAGAGCCCCAAGCCCCATCACGAGGTACTTGTTGGGTAAGGTGGGGAGGATCACTCAGGTGGTCCCCACTTCTTGTAACCATCAATCGCCGCGATAGTCGCCCTCAAGTCTCCCTTTAACTCTTGCATAGCTTCCTTCAAAGGGGCGAGACTCTCACGGACCACCTCCTTGAGATCAGCCTTCGAGGCGTACTCGGCGATCAACTTCTTCTCTAGCTCGTGCATACTTTCCTTGACCTCCTCGATCTGGCCTTTCAAATACCAAAGCCAGAAGCACAGTCCGCCTAGCGCGAATAAGATGATTCCCTCTACTAGTGTGGGTGACAAATCCATTTGTGTTCTTTCACTCCCCTGTGAAATGTGTAATACTTGCCAAGTACCTCTACATCTTACTCGAACGAGAAGGTCAAGGTGCTCGTGCCCGCCTCGAAGTCATCCACCCGAGAGATAAGAGCCGTCGGAAAGACAGGTTCGGGAAGGGGCAGAAGGGTCATGCGGAGGTCAGCGATAGGTGCTCCGGGGAGCGGGGGGATGTAGCCGAGAGGAATGACAACCGTCACACCCTCATCTTCAGTGGTGCCGATGGCCGGATGGGTGACATTCACCACACCCTCTTCATCCCGAACTTCAAGCAACAGGTCAACGGTTTTGGTAGCCATGTGTGTACGTCTCCTTATTAAGCCCAGTGAAAGGTGCCAACAATATCGTTGGCGGTAACAGCCGTGGTGTCTGCCGCAGCAGCGCCCGTAACGGTGGTGTAAGCAATACCCGTAGCAAACCCGATACCGCCCGGCACAGACAACGTGACAGTGCCTCCGTTCGGGGGAATGCCGTAGGTCTGGACAACACCCGAGCCAGCGGTCGGGGTGGTGGTCTGGTTGTGGAACTTGACGTATCGAACAGCGGTGGCGTTGTTGGTCAGTTGGAACCCAAGGAGACGACCGGGAGATGCTTTGAGGACTGCGGCGTTAGTGGAACCTGCCGCTACGAAGTTGGTGGCCGAGGCGGCGCCCGTGGCGTTACCTCGATACTGGATACCTACATCGCCGATAGCAGAAGTGCCAGCCGGAAGGGCAACCATCGTGCCTTGGTTAGCTGTCACCGTACCCGACACAGTCTGGGTGGCGGCGCCTGTGGGGATCATATGGGCCACACCGGCAGCTTGCATAGCCCGGACGGTGACGTTGATGGTTCCCGAGGTGAAGGCTGTAGCGATTGCTCGGACGTGGGAGAAGCCGGAAGCCTGACCCATCCAAGCACCCGCTGCTGTAGCCGTGGTCACAGTGGCTACGTTGACACTGCCACCGGCCGGGATCACAGCCAAGGTGAAGAAGTCCGTTCCGTTAATACTTCCTTGGAAAGTTACCGTGGCAGTGAACGTACCACGCAAATCAACAGCAAACCCCGTAGCTCCGTTCAACGGGAGAGACACGGTGCCGTTCAGAGCGGTAATCGAACCCGTTGCCACAACACCGGATTGATTAACCGAAAGGGTTGACTGGTCCGAGGCGATGACCACGGGGCTGGAGTTAGCCGAGGTGGCTTGTCCCAAGGTGGGACCGCTACCCCCACCCGCCGCGTAGGCCAGACCCGTTGCCGGATCAATCAGTACGATTGGAGTGGGCCGGTTGCCTCGTGCCGGGGCGGGGAATTCTTGAGTGTACGACATGTGCGAATGTTCTCCTTGTCTTATTTGTTTGTGTGTGTGCGGTCTTACCGGACTCGGGTTGCCCACCCGTGGGCTGCGATTCTTTGGCCGATACTTGATCCTCCGCCCCCACCACCCCCGACTCCGCCTCCTCCGCTGGAGCCTCCCCCGCCTCCGCCTGAGCCCCCACCGCTCGCCCCTTGAGGGGCACGCATCATACCTTGTCCAGTGCCGTAGAGAGGGGCTGGCTGGGCTCTCATCATGCCTTGGCCTGTTCCATACAGAGGCTGGGGTGCCATAGAGGGTATGAATGAAGGGAGTCCAAATGACCCCATCATTCCTTGTCCCGCTCCGAATACAGGAGCTGTGGGTGTGTACGGGTTGAAGGAGCCTATCTGAGGCAGAGGGGCTGGCCCCATCTGAGAGGGCTCCCCTTCCTCTCCGCCCCCAAACAAACTACGAGCCCAGCTCCGGAGTCTTTGACCCATGCTGTACTGCTCGTAGCCGGGATCATCCTTCATAAGCTGCCGCATGTAGGCGTTGGTGTCTTGTTGGTTACGGGCAAGAGTCGCTCCGGAAAGACGATCTGCAAAATTACGAACATTGTTCCCGGTCATTCTATCCGCAGCACCAACACCCGGAGGAAGAAGACCCATCATCGCTCCCGAGGCCATAAGTCGGGGGTTGAACGCTGTTCGATACCAAGCGTAAGGAGAGCCTCTGCGGTCCCCTTCCATGTTAGATGGGATAGGTGCTTGGCTCATAACTTATCCCCATCCGCCCATCATCTGGTACAGGGCGTTCATGTTGTAGGAGCGATTCTCGGGACGATCATAGGCCGGGATATCTTCAACCATCGGACCAGCGCGGTTATCCCGAGGAGCGCGAGGTCCGGGGAGAGGGGCGAAGCCTGTCTGAAGGGGACGACCGTCTTTGCCGGGGGGCATGCCGCTGTCCCCTTGAGCTTGGAAAATATTACCGGGTCCGATAATCGGGGCGTTGCGAGGGTCGGGTGTAGTGCTCCACGTTCCAATGTCTACCCGAGGACCACCACTACCCATCCCACCCCAGCCTGATTGACCGGACGCAGGCTCGTTAGTGACAACATTCCCTGCGTTCTGACGCCTTTGGTTCCACTCCTCTTCTGACAGGGTGTATTGTCCGGGCTGACGTTGCCTCAAGTAATTTGCATATTCTTCCGACCCATACGGGCTTGTTGCCGGGAAGAAACCAGAAGCATCCGTCCTACCCAACATCGTCGCAGCAAACGGATCGTTGTACCCAAACGTATTCCCCGAGAGCATGTTCGGGTTCATGTACTGCCCGAACTGACCCGGCATCGGGGCGAACTGACCACCGCCCTGCGGGCTGCCGTAGGAACCCGGAAGGTTGTAGTCGTACCCACCAAAGTTATTCCACTGGTTTGAATTGTATCCGAACCGACCACCATCGCCCATCGTCGGAGGTACGTACCGACCGAGGTTGGTCTGTTGCATGTACGACGGGGCAAAGCCTTGACCCCGGAAGTTGGTGTTGTACGCACCCCGAGGGTTGCCGTTGAACTGGCCTTGATTGGGGACTCGCTGCTGGATGTTCTGTTGGAGAGCACCGCTCCCGCCTTGCATACCCCCGGAGGGAAGGGGGGCCGAAGCCCCCGATCCCATACCGGGCTTGTTGAATTGACTACCGATCATCGGTTATCTAAGCCTCCTAGTTGGTGTTAAAGGTTGTCGAGAGATACCTGACGACGCGGTTGCATCTCAGCCATCACTTGCCTAATCTCAGCCAGTCGTCGCTCCATCTGAGCTTGCCGCTCGGCTCGTGCTGCTCGGGTGGCTCCCCTCATCCGGTTGAGTTCCGTCTGGATGGCGTCAGCCCCCCACGAGTCTCCGAGGATGAGTGGCTTGAACTCCGCCGTTCCTTGGGCAATAGCTCGGGCGTTGTCCTCTCGGACATTGCCGTTCTTCAAAGCCGTTTGGATACCCGTCCGGATAGCAGACTCAGACAACCCTGCCATACGTCCAGCATACCGAGCACCTCGAACTGCCGTTCCAAGTTCATTGAACGCTTCAGCCTCTGCGTCGATGACATCTTGGAGTTGAGCTTTGATCTTATCCTTCGAGATATCATCGGTCGAGGATAGAATCTCTTTGAGAGACTCGACCCCAACGCGGGAATCCTTGGAGTAAGCAAACTCAGCTTGCTGTTGGATGTTGAGGAACGGGTTGTGGATGTTGACCGGGGCTCGGACGTTCAAAGCCAAAGCCATCAAGGGAGCACCAAACGTTTCGGGATTTGCTTCCTCCAATTGATTCTGGCGAAGCGGACCTTTAAACAGCGCAGGCATGAACAACTGCCACGATGCGTTCGATATACTTGAGGCCCTGTCACGGTCGATGAAGGGAAGGTAGTCCATCGTCTCCACGATGTAGTCGTGAAGCCACTTGGCATCGTTCTCCATCGCCCGAGGCATCGGGGTTCCTTGTACCGTGCGGATGAGAACATCCGACACAGGGCCACCTCCGGCGAACTGAGAGCTTAGGTTAGACCACGCACCCGCCACAGCCTTCTCTGCCCCTTCTGTATCTCCCTTGGCGAGGGCAACAAACCCTTCGACAGTTGCTCGAATCACGGAGTGAGTAGAGTCAAGTGGGTTGAGTCGTCCGATGTCCGTGTAGATCACAGTGCCGTCATCTTCCACTCGGACAATCATGGGCTGCTGACCTTGCTCAAGGAAGGGCAAGGACTCAAAGAAAGCCCGAGCATCCGGGTCTTCGTCATCCTCCCCAATCCAACCCATCGCCTCTGCTGCTGCGGTTAGACCATAGGTGCCGAGAGCGTAGGCCATCGAAGACCCTGCGATCTTCTTCAAGCCGTACTTGGCAAGCTCGGTGTTACCTGAGCGGATTCCTTCGATGGCTTGGCGGGCTCCGGAGGAGGCGCTGTACCAGCTTGTTGCCAACACCTGCTGCATGTAGCCAGCCACGTAGGAGACACCCAGAGTTTCGGTGGCCTTGACAATCTCCGGTACTCGGGAGTAGGTCAGGTTCAGACGGTTGGTTTCCTCGGCAGCAAGCCGCTTGATGTCCGTCTCGGAAAGATCGGGGTAAATCTTCCGCATAGTCTCCTTGGCGTTGAGATAGTTCCAAATCTTCGGGAACGTTTCAAGTACCGCAGAACCTTCAAGCCCTGTATCCCAGATGTTTGTAAAGAAACTCTTAGTTGCGGTCCCGACGTTTCCGAGGACACGCACCCGCCGCATAGCCCGAGCTTCTTTGGTACGCTGGTTGATGACATCCTGAGCTTGGGTCAACACTGGGTCGATGATCCCCATCTCCAGAACTTCAAGCACCAAGGGATCAGTGCTGTCGGATCGGAACCCTGAACCCACCAACTTCCACGCAACCTTCGCCGCCTTGTCGGAGTTCTTCGGAGAGAAGTTCCCGTTGATGAGCGGGAAGGCAACCATGTTCGCGGTGTTGCTCAAGAACGTGTACAGGTTGGTCACAATACCCATGAGCTTCTGATAACGGGTGATTGCTGCCAGCGTGTTGAGTGTAATCTCACCACCCCTGCGACCAAGACGACCCGGATCAATCGGCTTACCAAACAGAAGGGCAGTGCCCATTTCCATCTGGCCTGCAATCAAGCCGAAGGTTCCTTCGTCCGTGTACTTGCCTGCGAGCTGACCATAGGCCACCGGGTTGTTCGGAATCTGAGAGGTCTTGCCCGAGTCGGCATCGTACTTGTCGGAGAACGCCTCCGGGGTTGTCTCAGCTAGCAGGTTGCTTGCCTTCAAACCAGAGAGCAAGGTAGCCATCCGCTGAGAGGTGTTCACCAGATTGAGGATCGGGTCACCAACCTCACCCCACACCTTGAGGATTTCTTCGGGGATAGACGAGCGACTCTTCAACGGGTTGTCATTGGACCGCAGGCCACGGTAGTATTGAGCAAGAGAAGACATACCCTTACCCACGCCCATGATCTCTTGGACAACTCGACGGGCTTCCGCTCCAATGTCCTTGTCCGCTGCCTTGGAGAACTTATCGAGGGCCTCGATCATGTCTTGCTTGGTGCGACCTTGGCTGGAGCCGATGTAGTTCTCGTACATACGACGAAGCTGGTTGCCCGTGAACGTGTCCTCCGGGGAAAACTGCGCCCTTCCCGAGGACAAGTCTGCTGCCTCTTGACGAGCTGCTTCAAGAACGGAGGGAAGTTCCGTGATCTCTTTGGTCAGCCTGTTCAAAAGGGGTTGGACTGTAGCCACCGCTTCGGGCACGCCCTTGGTAAAGTTGTTCCACACCTCATCGGCGTACTTCTTTTCCAAGTCGGACATGTACGAACGGGACACATACTTGCCAATCTGGGATTTGATAGTTTTCAGTTTAGAGACAACACTCTCAGGCATGTCACGTCCTCTGTAGGAGCGTGCCACCTCGTCGCCAATCTCCATCGAGAACTTGTCGATTACCCGACGACCTTCCCTTACCGAATCGGCAACCCTCTCCCTGATCTCTGGCGATATGACCTTAGAGTCCTCAATCTTCATCTCTCCTTTCAAGACCTTGTTGACATCATCAACAATAGCTTGGAAGTTGGGACGACCTTTCAGGGCTCTAAGTGTGTCTCGAAGACGGTTGATCGCCGGAGTCACCTCAGCATCCATTCGCTCTTTGACACCCCCGAGATAGCTCATCGCCTCGGCGGTGGGCTTGGTAGCCCCTCGCTTAGAGGAGAAGAGTCGGCTCAGGTAGTAGTCGAACTTGCGGGCGTAGTGTCCTGTCGTGGAGAAAGGACTGGTTCGCTTTTGGATTTGACGGGTGAGCAAAGAGGTGTCCTCGCCGAGGACTTGGCGACGGGCTTGGGCTACGTCAGGCTTAGTGGGAGTTGCTACCGAGCGGTTGACTTCATTGGAGGTGGTCCTATCCCTAGCTGTGTCTCCACCCCGCTCCGCGTTCACGGTGTTGACCGCATCCACAATGGCATAGGCAGCGTCCAGCACCTCATCAAGCGCGGACTTCTGGCTACGGGGCGCCCCAATCAAAACTCGAATGGTGTTAACCCACCGCTTAAAGAAGCCCTCTTTCTTCATCGCGCTTTGAACAAGCGGATTAGTCATCGCTCCTGAGTGAAACTCGTACAAGTTTTCAGTGGCATAGTCAACCGCCTCAGCTTCGTCTCGGGTCAAGTCCTTTCGGTCAGCCTTACGAACCTCATTGCGAATGCTCTCATAGTTCTTAACTGCCTTGGCAATACGCTCATCCTTCTCAGTGCCGTTGAGAACCTCGCGAATAGCCTTGGTTCCTTTGGCGTGGACAATCTCGTGAAGGGTTGTCTCAACCGACTTGGTGCCGTCTCGACCAGCGTATCCGTCACCCGTGATAACAACGCTTTGTTTACCCGTGGCGTTATCAACTTCGTGAAGTCCCTTGGTGTACTTGTCAATTCCGATGCCTTCCTTGACTCGACGCTGGGCTTCGGTGGTAGCTTCCGTCTCGGGTTGGAGGAGTTTGAACTCCACATCCTTCATGTCCTCGGTAGAGAGCACTTGGATCAAGCGGTCGTACCGCTCGATGTTCGGATTCTCACCACGAGCCACAGCAGCGCGCACACCCGCAAGAGCATCCCAAGCCGTCTTGGCCCGACCAAGAGCCGCACGAAGCGGAGTAACTCGACGCTGTTCGGGAGGAACAGTTCGGTTAGCAATAGTAGCAGCCACTGCTTCGAGTCGAGGGTCAACCGAGCGGTTGGTCAGGTTGTTGGCTTGATCTTGCTGGACAGCCGCCGTCTGCTCAGGCGTAGCTCCCGAGAAGAAACTCTCCACCTCCCTCCGACGAGTATCCTCCGGAGACACTGCCGCCTCTACAACCGTCTCCATCTGACCCGTCTCGGGGTTGATGACTTGCTCAGTTACGGTACGCTGCTGGGAGACACGCTCAGCCCGCGTGAGCGGGGCTGTGGGGGCCGTCTGGGGAAGAGGAGCGGGGGTAGTACCGCCCTTAGCTTGCTCTCTCTTAGAGAGTCTGTCAAAGCGTCCAAGAGTGAACTCGGCTTCTCGGACTCGGAGGCTTGCTGCTTCCGCCCGATCAAGTACATCTTGAGGTACAGGCTGATCGGCCTTGTTGAACTTGGTGACCTCATTCCGAGCCTTGGTCAAATCAGATTTGGCAATCTTCAGGTCTTCTGCGTAGACACTACGAGCACGTTCTTGACGCGCCTTGGCCTCCCCTGTCTCGCCAAGATCACGCATCTCCTTGACGGGTTTCCCTTGCGGTTTCCCAAACGGAAGCTCCATAGTTGGGCCACCGAGGGGGGCTTGAGCTACTGGTTGCGTAGTCGGGGCTGAGGCTGCTACAGAGGCAGTCTCTGGCTTTTTAGTACTGGGTTGAGAAGTTAGAGATTGCAAGGCCCCTTGAAGCTGGGCCATCTGAGATTCCAATTGCTGCTTTTCTACTCGTTGCTTTCGCGTCAGTCCACCATCTTTACCCCTCGGGGTGATAGAATCGAGAGCTTCCTGAGTGGTAGAAAGTGCGCCCTGAACCTGAGCAATCCTTTGATTTACTGCCTCATCTTCTGGACGGAAAGTAAGGCCAAGATCAGCGGGCATCTGCTCGGGAAGGGCAAGCTCTCCTTGAAAGGGCTCAGGAATCTCAGCGGACTTGGCTACTGGAGTCGTCTTTGTTGCTGGGCGTGGGCGAGAAAGCTCCGCAATCTGAGCCTCGATAAGCCTCTGGGCAATGGCATTATCTCGGTATTGCGGAGTGCTCTTCAGATAATCTAACTCTGCAATCCGAAGACCCACTGCTTCGTCTTGCTTAACCTTTCTCGCCTGCTCAATTTCGGCTCGAACAAAACCAGCCTCCCGTTCTAGGCGAGCCGCACGCCCTTGCTCCGCAGTGACTTGCTCTTGCTCGCGACGAGATTCAGGATCAAGAGCGGGGCGAGTCTCGCCAGAGAACAGGTCGACGATGGTTGGCTCTGGCTCGGGGAGTCCGAGAGATGCTTGCCGATCACCAACAACTGGGCGATTAGTCGGGCCAAGGAACAGCCCTGTCTCGCCAACAGCTTGCTGTGGACGAGCAACCGGACCGAGAACTGGGCGGGTATCTTCGAGGCCGAGGGCCTCTTGAGCCGGGGCTCTCTCTTCAACCTTCGGTTGCCCGGACTTCCGATTGAGAGCTTTCTCGGTCAGCTTGTTGAGTTCGGCGATAGCCAGTTCGGCTTGGCGAACAGAGTCTTGCTGCTGGGCAGCCTCGATACCCCGAGCCACTTCCGCATCGCGCATAGCCGCAAGATCGCGGGCAGCATCACTCAGCTTAGGAGCCGGGCGAGTACCAAACGCAGCACCCATCAAAGCACCCAGACCCGCAGCAGTGGTCAGGTTGGTCGGATCGGTAAGATCACGCTGAGCAGCAAGCTCTTCGGGAAGGAGGGGGTTGACTGCACCTTGGACACCCGCTTCAGCGGCTACACCGCCGACAGCGCCGGTGGCTGCTCGCTTAGCTAGATTACCGCGTGCGGAGATTGGAAGGCCAGCTGTGAGCATGGTGCCGAGGGTGTCAGCTGCACCAGCAACAGTTGCCTCTAGTGGAGTTGCTCCCGCTGCCTCTGCTTCCGCAGAAGTCTGAGCACCAAGACGAGGGGCCAGTAGAGAGGTAGCCGCAGCGCCCTCGCGCGTCTGACGCAGAGCGAACTCAGCGGCAGTCTCCGCGCCTTCGTTGAGGAGGGTAGTACCCGCTCGGGTGCCTTGGCGGATCAGACCTCCGCCTACCAGAGTTTCAGGAATCATACCAGCAGCAGAGCCTGCCCCAAAGGCAACCTGCTCTGCCGTAGACATCTCCCCTAGACCTTGGCGAAGATTCTCCGATATTTGTCGGGACTCTTCCAAGCGATTACGGTAGCGAGGCTCACGACCAACCAGCCCAGCCTCGGCCCACTCAATGGCGTTCTGAACCGGATCAACAACAGTGGCACCAATAAAACTGCCGGCCTGCTGAAGCTGGTCAAGAATGCCTGTACCGCCTGCCTCTGCCAAACTGCCGAGGGTCGTCTCGTCGGCGGAGGGGGGAGTTGCCGGGAGGGGCGCTGGTCGGTTGGCAACCTCGGCACGTTGTACTGCCTCTCGTTGCCTTTCATCAATCTGCTCTTGGGTGAGATTGACCGACGATGGGTTAGCGGCATTGACCCGCAGAGCTTGTTCGCCCTGTTCACGGGCAAGGAGAAACTCAATCTCCGCTGCCGCTTCATTGTCCCCAGCCGCACGAGCACGAGCCAGAGCCTGCTGGATTTGTTCAATACGGGTCATTTAGTTCCTCTCGTTGTGTGTTTTACTGTTGAAAGAAGCTATCCGGCAAGAAGCGCCTAGCGGCACCCAGCCCTTTTTGAAGGGTCTGCGCGTTTTGTCCCATGCGCTCCGCTCTTCCGGGGAAAGCTCGTTGAGCAATGTCCTCTGAGAACATTTGAGCGACACGCTCTTCGGCCTGAGCGGCAGAAAGTTTTTCTTGCCGCATCAGAGTCTCTACCATCCGACGGGCTGCATCAATATCTTTCTGGTTTGCACCTTGAGGCTTGGCAAGAGAGCCGCCGCTACTAGATGCCGGGGAGCGCATCGCCTCTACCCGTGCGCGAGACTCTTCAACAAGAGACATGCGGTACGGATCATTAGCTTCTCGCGCTGCTTGAGCAGCGTCTCGTTCAAGCTGGAACGACTGCTGCTGCTTGTTCTCCTTCATCCGGTAGTTACGATCTTCGGCACGAAGGCCCTTCTCGAACTCCATCTTTTGTGCTTGCATCCGCTCCTCGTAGGAACGACGAGCTTTCTCTCGCTTCTCCTCCGCGATGCGGGCAGCTTCATCTCGTTGAGTTTGGTATTTGTTCTGTTGCATCCCGCGAAGGGAGTCAACCGCTAGGCCAAACGATTGCTGGCTAAGACCAGCCCACGCATCACCCCATCCCATTAGGCATACCTCCCATCGGTTGTCCCGGCATTGGAGCCGGGGAAGGCGGAGCGCCGCCACCCTGCTGCTGTTGGGCAAGGATGGCCTCTCGCCGCTTCATCAGTACAGTGGCCACTTCATCAATGACCATCTCCTCGAAGTCATCAGGAAGCTCGATACCGTTCGCTTCAGCAACGGCTTCAATATCTTCTTCGGCATTGTCGATAGCCCCACCCTCCATCAACCAAACGGTTGGAGTCATCGGGATGTCCGTCTGACCCGATTCGGTCTGAGCCATCTCGATGATCTGGGCAATGATGATAGCCACAGCCTTCTCCGGCTCAGGGCCAGCAAGAGCGGTGACAAGGGCTTGCTCGCCTTGTTCGGAAAGAAGGCTGGTGGTCAAAAGGGACGATGCAATCTTGAGGTCCGCTGCCTCCTCGGGGGACAGCTTAGGTCCACTAGCTTCCTTTTCACCCTCCATCTCTTTCATCTTCATCGGTGCTTTACTGAGCATATGAGTTATCGTCCTTGCATCGGAAGAGTGTTAGAGGGCAGCGGTGCGGCTCCCGCTTGAGGAGCGGTTGGTCCGACGTTGCCAAGACCCGATGTGCGCTGATACACTTCGTCGTTGGGGACAGGGTTTACCGGGGCGTCGGGAACCTCAACTGCGATCGGGCTATACCCAGACTGGGCCAAGCCCATTTGCTGGCCCATCTTGTCGAAGGCAGCAGCCCGTCGTGCTCGCTCCTTCTGTAGATTGCGCTCAATCATGTCAGCTTCAAACTGCATTGTACGACGCTGTTCGTAGCCTTGGATGGGCACCATCTCCTTGTTCGTCATAGCCTCGAACTCACTTTGAGCCTTGGCGCTCTTCGATGCTTTCCGTGCGGAGTACACTCCAACCACGGTGCTTGCAATCCAAACTTCCAATCTACACCTCCTTAGTCTATACGGCCACAGGCTCGTAGCCCAAGGCGTTGATGATCTTGAATACGATCTCTCGAATCTCGTCCGTTGTTTCCTCGGGGAACGAAAGAAACGCCTTATCTTCTTGGTGGTTAAAGTACACGTTGTACGTCACCCCACTCTCGTGTCTAAGAGCAATCATGTCGCCCTGCTGGTTAAGGCGCTGGTCGTAGTCATCCTCTATCTCTTCCCAATCACAAAGCCTAATCATTGATTGATTCTCCTTTGATATTGAAGAACACAACACACACGATACGCGGCTCCATCTCAGCAGTCAGTGGCAAGTCTTTCGGATAGCGGGAGTGAAAGAGTTGACTGTCAAACAGAACTGCCCGGTTGGCTTTAGCCTCGGCGTACTCCAACTTGGTCCACTTATCCTCATCCCGAGTGTCCTTGTCCACAGCATCCCACAAGTCTTTGGGAGGAGGCCAAGGCATACGATCCATGTTCGTCTCGTTGTGTAGCCAGAACTGAGTCCCCGTCTCACACTCGGGTTCATTCAAGTACCACACACAGGCATACTTGCAAGCTGCGTTGTCTGCGTGGATGTAGTTAGTGAGAGGTGTGTTCTCATTCCCCATACGAACGTGGGACATTGTGAACTCCACCTCTTTGCCCATATGCCTTTCGATGTGCTTCTTGATGGGAAGGGTGAGGCCAGCAACCCCGAGATATGTCTTACCCGCGAACTCGTACTCAGTGAAGTCCACCCCGTATATCAAAGATCGAACAGTTTTGTAGAACTCCGGAGGAGTAAACTCGTCAATGATTTTGATAAAGCGGGGTGGGGTGGTCACTTAGTTATCCTCGTTGTGGTCCGTAGACAGATCGGAAGGTTGTCATGAACTGCGGCATGAACGACTGACCGAACCCCAGAATAGTCTGTCGCCGGACAGGGTCTTGATAGATTTCTGGGTTGTTAACATAGTCGTCTGCCACGTTATTGTAGAAGTTGTTCATCACATTCAAACCTGCTCCGAACTGAGCAAGCTGCATTTGACGCTGCATGTCCCGCTGACCTTCAAGGGAGTTGTAGTAGTCCTGAGCACCCATCCGACCAATGTCAAACTGGAATCCCTGCTGGCCGAGCGCGCTCTGGAAATTGAACCCTTGCTGACCACGAGTTAGGTCAGCGCCCAGTCCAAACTGAGCAAGCCACTGCTGCTGACCCCTATCAAGCCCCTGCTGCTCGCCCGAGAAGGCAAGGTTCTCACGCTGGCGCTGGAGATCGAGAGCCATTTGCTCACGGGCAAGCTGAGCTTGGAGCCCTGCTTGGATGCCTGCTCCCGCTTGGCGTCGGCCTTCAAGAGTCTGTTGATTAAGGATGTCTCGCTCTTGCATCAAGCCTCGGTTAAGGGCATCCATATTCTCAGCCTGAGTGCGACCGAAGGTAGCTGCATCAGCTTGGGCAATCGGCATGGCTGATTCGAGGGCACTTCGCTCAGCACTACCAGAGGCGATGGACGAGTTAAGAAGTCCTCGACGGTTAGCCGTCTCCAAGCCACGCCTTGCGGCGTTTTGCATGTAGGCTCCGCCTCGGTTCATCAACCCTTGCATCTGGTTCTGGACAAGTTCGTTGCCCGTTACATTCCGGGTGTACGCTCGATTGTCCGTGCCTTGGATTCCTCGGGCTTGAGATTGTCGGGGTGGTGCTACCTGCTGATACAGGCCCTGACTCCCTAGAGTACCTGCCGTACCCCACTGGGAGTTAGAGCCTGAGTTACTGTTGAAATTGCTGTCGACCAATTCCATAGTCTCGGTTTCTCCTTGGATGTTCTTGGGTTGGAGAAAGGGGACGCACTAGGCGTCCCGCTTTCCTCCGCTTTGGTACTGGACAAGAAGGACTTGGAAAACCGTGGGAGGTACGAGAGTCTTTTGATCTTCGTCTCGGGACACTCGGAACGACAAACAACGCCCTTCCTTTGCCACGTTAGCCATCGTCGTTGCAGGCTTGTAGTCCGTCGTTGGAGTCGCTCCGGGATTCCTCGGGAGGCTCAACGGGATAGTGGTCGTGGAATACGAACTTTCGTCGTAGTCCTTTGCAACCGTAATGGTATACGGTCCGTATCCGCGAGTCAAGCCGTCTGCTCGAATCTTCCGAATGGTGTTGTCTTTAAACGGGTCTTTGTACGAGAACGCCGTATCAAAGAATGCTTCGTACCACGACCCATCGAACCCCAACCCATTCTCAAACTCGTACACGTACTGGGAAGCACTTTGTGAGATGCCCGACTTCGGGGAGTAATGAGCCATATGGATGCGCTCCTTTCCGTCGTTGTCAACTTGAGACGAGTGGCAAATGGGTACGAAGTAGTCGTCCCGATCTTCGTTGAGGTAGTATTGGCCGTAGGTGAAAGCTCCCGATCCGTCCGGCATAGCCGTGTAGATGAGGAAGAACCCATCTCGGAAGAAGATGCGGTACTGGTTCTTGCTACGAACCGGGACTGCACACACCACGCCCGCTGTGTTGTTGACCTCGAACAAGTTGTCCGAACGAGTCATACGAGGAAGAAGCCAAGGTGTGACCTTCTGAGAGATTCGGTAGCCGACAAAATTGCCGTACCGCTGTGATTGCTCCAACGTAGAGATACCACGGTAGTCGCAGTACAAAGGCTGACCGCCGTTGTCCACCACCGTGTACTCGATAGCGCCCGAGTACGGACTCAAGACTTCCACGTTGAATGTCTCAGCAGAATCCCCGAGGATGGTGTAGATCGACCCATCACAGAACACACCGAGGGCTTTGCCTCGCATCCCCAGCAAGCCGGTTACGCGGTCGCCTACGCCCACCTCTGCCGCACCCGCTAGTCCATCAAAGTTCTCGGGTTCTCCCGGCACAGAGAAGCGCACAGTGCCGTCCCGGTAGCCAAGGGCTAGGTGGTACTGGTGAAAGGCGATGTGTCGAGGCTTGTCCTCATCGGGAACGATGGTGTTGGTAGTGATGAACTGGACGTACTGTTCCTCGTCCCCGTCGTTATCCGCATCAAAGGCGGCGAATGAAAAGGCTTTCCCCGCACCGGAGACTCCGTAGAACCCGTCCCAGTCTTCTCGGGCAAAGAAGTTTGCCGTGATAAACTGGTATCGAGAACCTTCGGAAAGGATGTCCTTCAAAGGCGCAAACCCGTTCAAGGTCATGGCACCTGTGACATCGGCTACCTTTCGGGACAGAGCTTCGTCTAGGAAGATTTCATCCCCGGACTTGATCGTGAACTTATCCTCTGTCCAAGCGGGATCGTTGCCCTTTTGGTTGGTGACGTTCACAACTTGAAGCTCACCCACAGCATCCGAGTTCCGGAGCTGGCCGCTGGTCACAGTGTTCTTTACCAGATCGAAGGTCAAGACTCGGGAGGTGCTGCCTGCCTCGCGGACGTAGTACCGAGCACTCGGCTCATCGTAGTAAATCTTGATGAACAACGAATCGAAGCTGAGACGGGTAGCGCCCACCAGACCAAAGGGGTCCGCGCTTACGGCTGTCACCTTGATTCCGGGGGTGGGGTTAGCCGCATTCTCTCCATAAAGGATCAGGCCGAACCCTTGGTCATCGAAGTCTTCCCGGTCGAAGTCCACCAACCCAAACAGGTCAGCCGTGCCTCCGATGGTTAAAGTCGTATCAGACCCAAGAGCGTACAGTCCCTCAACCGTGTGATCCGTGACACCCGTGGTGGTGCTCCAAGTGTACGAAGCCCGCGTAGCGGGAAGGGGAAGGGTAGCTGAGCGCTTCTGGCCTTTCGTCTCGAACTTGCCCGCTTCCGTGTTGTACGATCCGAACTGAGCTGAGCAAAGGAACAGGTTGTTGACTTGGGAGATAAGGGCCGTCTCGGCATTTGCTGCGGTAGCGTAGGTAGCAATCGGCATCAAGCCATTTACTCCAAAGGCCACCTTGATCTGACCACTGATCTCGATACCCGACACTTGTGCGTCTCGGGGAATCTGGTCAAAGATCGGACCCAGTCCGAGGAACATCATCGGAGAGCGGGCCGAGGACACGCCTGCGGCTTGTGTACCGCTAGCCGGTAGGGCGATAGGGTCTACGCTTGCAAGGCGCTGCTGGACGCTGGCAGGCTGGTTATTGACGATGGCGTTAGCGATGCGAGTAGTAAGACCATCTGAGACTCGCACACCGAAGTCAATATCTCCGTGGAGGTACACTCCGTCGTCCGTCTCAAGAGCTGTGTCATCCGCAGCAAACCCCGAGACATCTCGCCAACCCGGCTCGTTCGGAGTGATCTCCGTGTTGTCCGGTGAGACATCCGTCCCATTAAACCACAGGGCACTCAAGCCTTGTTTGTCATCCGATCCGAACTGGAAGTTGTTGTCGGTGGCTCGTTCGACGGCTCGAAGGGTATCTGCAAAAGAGAAGCCGTTGTTATAGGGAACAACCCAACCGGACTCGATGTATTCCCATCCGGGGCTAGGCTCATCCTTGGTACGCCACAGTCCCGCGAAGGTGGGCTGCGGGTCAGAAGCCGTCAGGACTCGGGCTGTGAACAGATTGAGGAAGTAGTTGTTGGCGGGGTCGTTCCAGTTACCACTGTTTGGAACTTCAATCAAGGCGTCGAAGTTACCGGAGGTGGGGGGTACTTGGTTGAAGGCAGTGTCCACTCCGTCGAAGAACGGAACAGGCTCGATCAAGACCATACCTACCGCATTGCCGGTCAACCAAGCTCCGCTTTGCAACACCACATCAAGTACTCGGCAACAGAACGTGTTGGCCTGATCTCGAAGGATCATGTTGGGCTCGATGAGGGCAACTACCGTAGGAGGCCCCGGTACAAGAATGCCACCACCACTGGTGAATCCCATACGCAGCTCGTCAACCACAGCGTACAGCCGATCACGATACCAGTGGACACCGATGGGTTGGTTGGGAAGAGCGTCGATCTGAGCGCGGAGTACATCGTTCCAACCCTCGAATCGAGCATAGATGTCCGCTGCGTTTTCGTCGTCGGTGAACTGTGTGTACGGCACAGGGGCGCTAAGAGGCTCGAACGGAGCCGTCAATCCGCCCGCGTTGTACACCTCAAGAGTCTCCCCGCTCGATGGAGTAAGATCGGCTGAGAAGCGTGCGTACACGATGTATTGCCGAGAGTCTTGGACAAGTCGCTCGACAATCACACCGTAACGGTTTGCGGGGGTGGCTTGGGATCGGAACTTATCTCCCGCCCCCGGAGGGATGGGGGAGTTGTCAAGGTCAAGCTCGAACACATAGAACTCTACTTGATCGGGAGAGAGACTCCCATCGTACCGATCAAACCCAGAAAGAGTCTGGTAGCCTAGACGATCCACCACCTCGAAGTTAAGACAATCCCGAAGGGCACCCTTGTCCACTTGGAGGTTGGATGTGGTGAGGTCTAGTCCTTGGTTGAGGACAATCCCATCGTTCTCCAACTCGACCGGGGGGTTGACCTTAGAATTGAGTTGTGTCATAAGGATTGAATCCAAAAGTGATGGTGGGGAGTTTGTTCGTTTCCAAGGTGTTCTGGTAGAACTTGTACCGACGCTCTGCCCGAGCAAACACTTGAGGCTTCTCGTCGTAGTCTGCGTAGTTCATCAAGGCTCGCCACACGATAGCGTCGTGGTACTCCGTGGGAAGAGTCGGCTCATCGTCGTCATCGGTCAGCTCTTGGGGGCTGGTCACGTAATCGTACCAAATTCGGTACTGTTTTTGGGGACGAGGGAAGAAGTCCCACTCACCATCCTGAGTCTCGGTGACGAACATCGGTTCTCCGAAGGAGGCCGTTCCCGAGGTGTTGGCAAGCTGCTGGAAGTTTTCCCAAGAGACGAAGTTCAACCTACGACGATCTGACCCATCCACATTCTGGATGTAGAAGGATGCCTTGTTGATCTCGAACGTACCTGCCGTGTCGGCAACAAAGTTGTACTGACCAAACCACTTGAGCTGGAATACGTTAACGTTGGCGGGAGTAGGATCGACCTCATCAAAGGTCTCTCCGAACACCCAGCCAGCCGTATCCACATCATCAAGGTCAAGGTAAGCGGCAGCCGTACCAGCCGACCAAGAACCTTCGATCAACTGCACTGCCTTGACGGTGATGTTCTTCTCGGTGGTATCACCCTCAAAGACCGAATCCACCGGAGGTGCGGTGGGCCGATCCCCGAGGATTACTTTCACTCGGGGTCGGATAAGGGACATCTGGGTTTTGGTTTTGAACTCCCACTCGTTCCTAGACATCTGGATTTCAAACCAAGCGTCTCGAACGTAGTTCTTGAAACGAGTGTACATGGGGTCGGAAGGGGAGGCGAAAGTACCCGTAGTCAAGGGGTCAAGCTCAACACCCGCTTCCAAGATTGTACGATTTGTGAGCTGAAGAAAATCCATCGTTCTTTACTTTTCGCCTCCCGGTGGGTTGGTGGTTATCCTGTTTGAATTGCTGAGACGTAGCCGCCCCAAAGTATGCGAGGGCCTTGTATGTCTAAGATGTAGACTTCCCGGCGAGGGGGAGAAATCGGACCTTCTGGGAGTTCAACATCAAACCCCTCGAAGGGACCGCCTCCTAAGAAATCGGCACAGGCGTTCAAGGCTTCTTGTTTCGTGTCGTAGCCGCCATTCACAAAACGCGGAGAGACGTGCGTAAAACCACCTATGCTCAAGGAGCCTACAAGTAGGAATCTCTTAGCCATATCGGTATCACTTCGAGTCGGTAAGGATGGCCTTCGTCTCGGGGCTGAGATTGCCCGAGGCCAGTTCCTTAAACTTCAACTCGTTGATCTTGTCTTGGAACTCGCGCTGTTCAGCGCTCTTCGGCCAACGACCAAAGATAGCGCGGAACTTCTGGCGAACACTCTGCTCTTCCTTGGTGCGAGTCGTGGGGGCAACCGAGATGGAATCGTCTCGACCGTACTCTCGGTACGGGTAGGCGATAGCCAACTGGGTTACGGTGTACTTGTTGCCATCGGGACCATTCTGTTCCTTGTGGGTGAACGAGGTGGCGTCACCGAGGCACGAGTCAACGACTTCGTAAGGAAGCTCCACAACGGTGTTGAGAGGAACCATCGTCTTGAACGTACCGTTGAAGTTCAACGGAATCGGGGCGGGGTTCTCTTCACCGAAATGGGGAATCTCGATGCGGGCGTAGCCCGGCTGGATCGGCTGGCTCAGGTCGTCAATGACACGAGCAATCACTCGGTCACGCTGGCGAGCACCAATCGCCTTTCGGTATTCGTCTTCACCCCAGTCCTTCAGGGCCGAGATGTTCATGCTCTTGGCCGTCTTCTTCAGTTCGGCAAGGCCCATCTTGGCAAGGTTGGTCTTCGGGGCGGCGGTCTTCGTGGTCATAGCTTTGTGATCTCCTAGTTGTGGGGACGACGGGATTGTTCCCGCTCGGATGACGTTTTCTGCTGAAATGAAAAGGGGGAGGAGAGAGGGTCATCTCCTCAACTCCTCCCCCAAGGGGTGCCACATCCTTGTGGCCCGCTAGTCCCGAGGATTAGTCGAGGTCAGCGGTTTCGTTCGTGTAGTTGTACGAGTCGCTACCCGAGAACTCGCCCGGGGTGATCGGCAGGCCGCTGTACTCAATCAGCACATCGATGAAGCCGTCCGAGGTGATAGCGCCGTTGGCGGTCGTGGTCACTTCGTACACCAGATCAACGGTGCCGGTGATGACACCCGAGTTAGCGAACTCGTTGTCCAGAGCCGACTGGCCCGCGACGTAGGTAGCAACACCGCCCGCCTGAAGCGGAACCGCGTTGAGGGTGACGAAGTAGTCCGTGTCATCGCCAGCAGAGGTGCCAGCAATATACGGATTACTGGTTGCGTTGTACGGCTTGCTCGGGTCGCGAACAGCCCGCTCGTAGCCAAGCTGCGCCACCAAGGCCGGGGAACCGCCACCGTCCAGATCAGTAGCCCGAACCGTGATGCGGTGGATCGGCACTTGTGAGGCGATGCGGGCGATGCGGATGAAATCACCATCCGTGAGGCGAGTACCAGAGGGCAGCTTGACTCGGGCGGAAGTGGTGCCAAGGCCCTGACTGTTACCCTGAATCGGCAGCGCGCCGTCCAGCATCAGGTTGGAAATAAAGATTGCCATTTGTGTGTTCCTCCTTTAGAGATTAGTTGGGATTAGACCGAGCACGCGGCTTCGATGCGGACACCCCAACGCTCGTTCAGGCGGGTCACGGCGTACCAGAACACGTACGAGGCAAAACCACGCTCGCCGGTCGGGTCGTCCTTGGTGGCCTTACCAGCCGGCTCAACCGTCACCTTGACGTTGCCAGCACCGCTCAGGTTGGTGATACCAAAGAAGTTCTGAGCCATGACCACAACCGGGTACACGTCCAGAGCCACGCCATCACGCGAACGCTCGGTAGCGGTAGCGGTGTTACCAGCGCCCCAGAACGGCTCAAGGTGCGGGGTCAGGCAGAAACGGATGCCTTCGCACGAACCAACCTCGTACGTGTTCAGGGTGGAACCCGAACCGTAGCGGTGGCTCTCAACGAACTTGTCCATGTCACGCAGGTCGCCGTCCAGATCGCGGTGGCCCACACCCACAAAGCTCGGCTGGACCGGCTCGGTGGCCTGACCCGTCGAGGCATTCAGCTTTGAGGTCAGGAACATACCGTGGTTGTTGCTCAGGACGTTGGTGGCCTTACGGACTTCCGCGAGGGTGATAACGTCGTCAACCGTAGCGCGGCTGGTAGCCGTACCTGCGTACGTGACCTGAGTACCGCCACGGATGGCTTCCCAAGTCAGCAGTTCCTTCTGAGTCGCAGCACGCTTGACCAGCTCTTCGGTCATGTCGGACAGCTTGACATCCGAGTGAAGCTGCTGGAAGTGGTCGGTGATCTGAACGTACGCACCAAACTTACGGATGCGGTTCGAGGTGTTTTCCTTCTGGAAGTTCAGCGGGGTCGGGGTCTGGCCCTCAACCATCGCATCGGTCGGGACATCGAACGGCACGAAGCGCTGCCACACGATGTTCTCGCCCTTGTTCTTCGGGAGGTCGGTACGACTACCCAGCTTTTCCAGCATGAGCCAAGGCTGGGCATTGACCAGCGCCTTGGGGACGGCATAAAGATCGACGCGCTGCTGGAGCGAGGCGCTACCGTACTGAATAAAACCCTGATTCGACATTTGGATGAATCCTCCGTGATTCGATTAAAGATGGACTGATCGGGCGGGTTACTTGAGTCCGCCCTTCTCAGCTAGTGCGTAAGCCCTTTCCATGATCTTCATGTACTCGGGAGAATCAGGGTCAAGGCCAGCGGCGCTCTGGATGAGTTCTTCAATGGTGTTACCCCCTCGACCCGCCGGAGGCGGACTCGATTTGACCGGGGCTGCTGCCGTGGAGGAAACCATCTTCGATTGACGGTTGGCTTGAACCTGAGCCGCCCGAGGATCAACCTCGGACTGGGCACTCTTGGGTGGTTCGTTATTGGGACTAGGCTGAGTGTACCCGTGAGCCGCGTTGTACCGTTCCGCCCACGGGACATACAATCGCATGAGCGCCTCGTAGGCGTCGGCACTAGGCTCGTTGGCAGCAGCTTGGAACTGGGGCGGAAGAGTCGTAAGGAACTCTTGCCAAGGACTCCAGCCTCGCTGGTCAACATAGTCGATGACTTGAAGAGCACCCGGCACTCGCCGCTCAAGTTCGTACCGCTCCCGCTCAATCGTCAGTTCGGCCTTCTGCTGCTCGAACTCGCGCTTGAAGTCTAGAATGGAGGGGTCAATAACTGGCTGAGTGGGAGTTGCTCGGTTAGCAATCTCTTCAAGGAAAGCGTCTCGAAGCGTCTTCAGAGAGGTTGCCAACTCTGGATCGGTGCGTTCGAGATTTCCAATCTGCTCGTTTAGCGCCTTGAGCTTGGCGTTGTCCGAGTTGACCTGAGCGGGGGTGCGGTTGTCCGACGCGGGCGGGTTAGCCGGGGTGGACGCTAGCTTGTGCTCAAGCTGTTCACGAGCCTTGCGCTCGTTCTCGTACTTCTCTTTGTAAGCGGTGATCCGCCCGATGTCACTCTTGTACTTCTGCTCGTGGTACTCTCGCGCTTTGCGCTCTTGGTCAAGACGCTGGAGAACTAGGTCGCGTACTTTCGGGTCAAGAGAAGCGAGCCAGTCTTCCGTCTCCGAAGTACCGCCTTCCTTGGCGGGTTCTTCCGTAACTGAAGTCGCTTGCTCGGTCGGTTTGGCCTCTTCAGTCTGGGGCGGGGGGGTTTCCTCGGCCTCGGGTTCTGCGGGCTTCTTGCCGAACAAGGCGTTGATCTCGTTCTCGACAGTGGCGATCTTGTCTTTGTCACCACTCTCTAGGGCTTCGATGTAACGGGCTTGTAGCTCTTCGTTAGGATCAGCCTCTAGTTGGTCCGAATTGTACACCTGATCTTCTGAAGTGTCAACAGTTGTGTCTTGACTCATCTTGGTAATCTCCTATTTAGGTCGGCCTCTTGGGGCGGACGGATAGCGGGTTAAATGTCGCTGATGTGTTTCAGCAGTTCAGAGCAAAGAAGGATACGACCCCGCATCTTGTCGGATTCCTTTTCGTCCGTGGCCCGAATAAGACCTTGGACAGCTTTGGTGTGTTTATCGAGGATGAGAGCCTCCAGCCATTGAAGACTGGAGGACTCTTTATCCACGAAGAAGGTAGCGTTTTCTACTCTCTTCTCGGCCATTTGTTAAATACCTGATCCGGTGGCAGCTTTGAGTTTCATCTCCTCAACAGCCAATAGCCTGTCTTGAGCCTGTGCGTTCTGCCTCATACCCTCAAGGAACTTGTCGGCGTTGATGGTAGCTTGAGACTTCTGCATGTCTGCATAAATCTCTGCCCGCTTGTGCTCATCGCGCATAGCAAGCTCAGCCATCTTCGCTTGGAGTTCAAGCTGGGCCTGAGTGACACGGGCCTGAGCGTCGAACTTACGGGCTTCAATTTGCTCAAGCTGTACCAGCTCTTCAAGCCGGAGTTGTTCAGCCTGCTTGGTACTCTCAAACTGGAACTTCTCCCGCTCAAAGGCAAGGCGCTCGCGTTCCATTTGGACACGATTGTTTTCAATCTCCAGCTTGACCATATTCGGGTCAGGCGGCTGGGGCTGCTGGGCCTTCTGTTCTTGGACTTGAGCGTACTCTTGGGGGGTGCGAACAATGCCCACATCCGGCAATCGCATCATGGCAAGGCGAGCCTCGGTCAGTTTGTCAGTGTTGATCCAGTCAGCCATAAGAGGATTCTGGCCTGCTTCAATCGACAGCTTCTCAAGGTTGTTGACTTGCATTTGCTTGTTGCGAAGCTCGGTCGAGGATCGGACATCCACCTCGAAGTCAAAGCCTTGGAACTCAGGACGAAGGTTGTACTGGATGTTCCAATGGTACATACGGTCAATGAGGATTTGGGTGACGTTATCATCCCAGTCCACGTTGAGCATGTCCGTGACAATCGTGGCTTGCTGTTGCATGATGGCGAGGCCGGTGGCGGAATCAGCACCCGCTTGGGGAGCCGCCATACCTGCCGCAATAGCATTGATCCCAGACTCTTCCATCGCCCATTGTTGGGCCATACCAAGAAGAGGACTCAGATTGCCTGAGACGTTGGGGATGATGTACGACTTGAACGCTTGGTCGATGTTCTGGAGAGTCGAATCGGTAGACTCCCAAATCTTGTGAGGCTGGATTTCCCAGACGTTGTTAACCGGCTTGATGTACTCTCGGTTAATGACGATCTGAGGACCACCGGACACTGCCGCGTTATCCAGCAGCATGTGAAGGGTAGCCGTGTGGATGCGCTGGGCATCCTCCATCTCAAGGGGAAGACCAAACCCGAACGGGGAGTTGGGGTCTTTCAACCAGACCGACGCCATGTACGGTAGCTGGTAAGCCCCGTCAATGACCTCCAGAGAGGCTCGGATGACCTTGCCCATACACACCCACACCTCACCGATGTAAGTCTCGTCTAGGCTCTCGTAGGAGGGCTCTAGGCCGAGCATCTTGGCTTGGTCTATTGAGATAGGGCCGTGGTATTCAAGGACGGCGTACTTGTTCTTGAGGTAGTTCTCGCCCGAATCGGTGAGTGCCGTGACATCGTTGAAGTATTCCTCGTTGTACTCTTGAGGACCAAGCTTCAACAGGCTGAGGATCACGTCATCCATGAACCCTTCGGACATAGCCAGCTTACGAAGCTGGGTTTTGTTCATCGGGTGGACTTCGATAGCGAACTCGGCATCCCGAATGTCGTTAACCGACTGGTCGGGGTAGAACATCCACGGGTCTACGCGGTAAACCTCGGGGCGAGGGACTGCCTCAAAGCGGGGAATAGCGACCGGACCACTGGGACCGCTCACCATATCGTACATCCGCTTCTTTTGGATGGCGGGGACCGGGCCTTTGAGGATACCCGTACCGTAGATCACCCGATCCTTGATTGCATCTCGGCATCGGTCGCCATACTTGGTGGCGGTAAGCTGGTCCTCGATCTCTTTTTCGAGGAGTTCTGCTGCGGAGGCAGCCATTCCGGGGTCAACGTCGGGACGAGCACTCGGAACGATGTCCCAGTTCTTGTCTCCACCCGCAAACTGCTGGGACCAAAGCTGGGCAATAGCGGTTGTGCACTTGATCTTGACCAGATTGTGGTCAGGTCGTACCTTTCCACCTTCGTTACCCGCAATGTTGGGGTTCTTGTTGCGAGCACCCCTCTCTGCGGCTAGGTTTCCGAGGAAGAGGTTGATGGACTTGCGCCATTGCTCCTCTTTTTGGTTACGATCTGAGGAGGCTTTGGTCCACCGATCCTCGATTTCCCGCGCTAGGTTGCTGAGAGACTGTTCCCGAAGCTGGTTTTGACGCTCGGCCTCCTCTTGGAGGGCTTGCATCTGTTCCGGGGAGAGTTCAATCTCAGCGACTAGCACGGCGTCAGCAGTCATAGGACCTGCTTCCATAGTTTGTAGACCCTCCGTGGTAGTTATTGGTTGGGATTGGCTGTGAGCGGGCGTGCTTTAGGGCCATTACTGCGTACCGGAGTGCGTCAAGAAGGTGGTCGTTTTCCTTTACGACTCGACCCTTTTGATCTCGGCGGTACACAACGTACTCTTTTGCCAGCTCAGACAGGCTTCGGAAGAACTTGAGTCGTCCCGTAGCCAGCATCTCTTGGATTTGGTAGATGCCTGCCTCAACAGCATTGTCTGCGGGGAAGAGTTTTACCCCTAGCTCTCGGTACAGATTGAACAACTGTTTGCCGTCTACCTGAGAACGTCCTCGGGAAGCTGGGTCAATAGCTACAGGAATCCAATCTCCACGTCCTTTTACCGCACTTGCGTGGATGAGAGGCTCAGCTTGGCCTCGCTTGTACTCAGAATAGACCACAACCTCTTTGGTGTCAGGGTTCTGAGCTAGCCAGATAGAAGCTGTGTTGTTCCAGCCTACGTCCATTCCCGCTACTTTCTTCCAGTGAGCTGGGATGTCAAAGTCTTTGACGAGGATTTCCTCAAGCGGGATGGTGTAGATCGTACCTGATCCCATCGAAGGGAGGCCCTTTGAGCGAGACTCTTTCAAGTGGGGAGGGGTAGCATCGAGCATACGTCGCTTGGCGTCTTCGGTAAGCCAAACGGCATCATCCCATCCCGCCACAATCACGGCTTTGGAGACGTTCTCGTTCTTCTTGATCTGGTCAATCTCGCCTCGTCGCAGAGCCTCCTTGGCTTTCTCTTCCTCGTCCTCTCGGGAGAGCTTGACAATACCCGGAACTTCAGACCCACGGGGCAGGAAGTCAGCGTTGTTGTAGAAGGACAACACAAGGGGAGTCAAGCCAGCAAGGGGGGTGGCCGTCACGTAGATGATGCCGTTGGTAGTCATCGTACGGAGGTAGCACTCTGAGTAAATATCGGCAGGAGGAAGCTCGTCCATCCAGATGAAGTCCTTTTGCGTACCGTAGAACGACACGATACCCTGCTCTGAGGACTTAAAGCCGAGGCGGCTAGTGCCACCCGAGGAGTGCTTGACTAGAACGTAGTCAACCGCTCCGCCTGAGTTGGGGCGATAGACCACCTTCTCAATATGGTCAGCGGGAATCATACCTGTGCCGATCTTACCGACATCGCCCAGCAGCTCTTTCTGGATAATGTCTCGACAGGTTTCCTTGTTGTCGCCGACTGCCCAGCCGTCTGTCGGTTTGTCAAACTTCCGACCGGGCCACCACGAAGGATAGTCTCCGAGGAGATGGCACGCCGTCTGGAAAGCTCCGGCAATCGTCTTACCGCATCGGTTAGCTGCGGAAAAGTACGTTTCTTGGTACTGGAACGAAGATGAGAAGAACGCCTTGTGTTTGGGAAGATTCTCGATCCCATAGGGGGTGCCCGGCACGAACCACCGAACCCAGCCGGAGACACGCTCAACAGCTTTTTGGTTCTCGATGGCTTGGAGAATTTCCAGCGCCTTTTCTACTTGCTCATCAATCGTCAAGTCAAGTTTCAAGTTCTCCACATCGAGGTCGTCATCAGAGAACGAGAACGTCATCGTGTCCTTATTCACCATTGGTAGACTCCTCGTTGGTCAACTGCTTGACCTTTGCATGGGGAAGAAGCTCGGGAAGATACGACTCCAGCTTCTTGAGCAACTCCTCTTTAGACATCTCAGCGTTGACGTTGAGTGCCTTGGTATTTTGGTCAACCTTCTGGGACCACCCAAACATATTCTGCATGCGGGTGTTGAAGAGGGTTGTATTGAAATCTTTGTTTTGAAGGTTAACCCGGCTTTGCTCAAGGTTCCAAGCCTCGGCGTAGTCGTTCCCCTTTTCAATCAGGTCACGGAAAATGGGGTTAACCGCCTTCATCTTTTCAAACTGACGTTTGGTGATCTCCAGTTCTCGGCACACCTCAACGTCACTGTAGCCTTGTTTGTATAGCTCAATGATCTGAGCCGCTGTCAAGTCCTTTGCCACCGCTCGATCTCCTTGTTGAGACGACCGAGGACGAGGAGTGCTAATCCTCGCCTCGGCAACTTTCCGTGTTCTTCTTAACCCAGCTTGTTCACAACCCCCGAGAACTCCAAGATCGCCGGAGGCGGCGGGGAGAACTGCGGAGAGGGGTACACGATAAGGGAGTTGATAAGCGCCTTGTACTGGAGCTTACCGTTCCCGATGTCCGTGAACTCAATCGTACCGGCATCCGATTCGATCTTGTTTCGGATGCTGTCCATGAAACCCGTAGCCCGTGTCTCGGTAAGCTGGAAGAAACCCGTTGTTCGTGGAGCCGCACCAACCAACCAAACCTGACCACCCCGCTCGTTGTGCGTATAGATCGCAACCGAGTGGGTTTCCTCCCCGAAGTTGTCAATGAAGACACCCCAACCCGATTTCTCAGGGTTGTAGTAGACGCCGCTCAGATCAAGCGTCGGGGGAGTTCGTGATTTATTACGAGCCATTTTTCACCTCTTTCGTAATTACGAGTTGATGGGGTTGAGCGGTAAGGTGCTTTAGTTGACCGAACACTTGCTCAGGGTGGGCGACCAACAGATACGGATCACCTCCTTGGGTTGTGCCACCTACTTACTAATCTCCCTTCTTCAGCATGTACCAGATTGCAAGAAGGGAGACACCTACAAACAGCATTCCGAGATACTTGTTGAAACTTGCAAGGGGAGCGACCGCGTCCCTTACCTGCTCTACTTGGGAGACTTGGGAAAGGGCACCGGCTGTCGCTGCGACTCCGCCTGCGACCTTGGCTTTGGAGCTGGAGTCGGGCGGGGTAGCGGGCTCCACGTTGCTATAGGCGGGGGTAGGGAGGTTCGGGACCAGTTCTTCGGCATCGATCTTTTCCTCCTTTGTCATCGCCTGAGTTCCACGAAGGAACAAAGCCGCCTCATCGGCTCGCCTGTTTGTCAGCCCTCTGTTAGGACGAAGCTGCTTGGTAACAGGGTCTGTCTCTTTGTTCCACCTTATAAACTGGGCGTGAGCGCCCTCATAGTCCCCGCTATTGAGCTTCCTCAAGAGCGTTGAAGAAGAGAAGCGGGGGATGCCGATGTTGTAACAAAGGCTGAGAATAGCGGTCTGCTGGTCTGGAGTCGTAGGCACTTTGACTAGACGATTGCACTCCTCTATGTCGCGGAGGATGTACTCTCTTGCCAACCTCGCAGATTCCGCCTCTGTGATAACATTGCCCTCAAACGCATACCGAGGGTCTGTAATACCACGTCCAATTGTCCATTTTCCAACCGTGTCTCGATAGGCTCGAAGGACGTTGCCCTCGTGCTTTGAGATAAAATCAAATATCTCTGGTCTGTATACGAAGTTCATCAAAGTCCTTTAAGTGAGTTCAGCGCCCCACTTCGCGGCAGTAAATCCCGTAGGCACGGTCCCGGTTGTGCTGGCGGCATCTCCGTGAAGGATTGCCCTGCGAGCAGATGTCGCGCCGGATCGGACAATAGATGCGCCGACGCACACCCAGAAGGAGGCTATCGCAACGCTTCTGACGTAAGAGGGAGTAGTATTCGCGACAGGATCGCCACCGCCATACCAAGCACCACCAGATTGCCTAATCCAGAACCGATATTCAGAGATACCGCCAGAGGGCGGGACGATTCTTACCGCCATTTCAACTGTGATAGCGTTACCCGAAGCCCCTGTGATGTTGGGGTTTCCCGCTCGGTAAAGGGTGCCGGTGTTCGCCCAGATGCCCGCGCTACCGTCAGATGTTGTGCCAGACCCCACCCAACCAGCAGCGCCGCCGGGGAAGTTAGCGGTCGGAGAAGACCGACTCACGGCAGCCAAGCCAACTACGCCGTTCTCACCGCCACTTGCTTCGATGACCCCGGAGTAATACCCAAGGTCTTGCACCTCTCGCGAGGACACGGCGTTTGCGTACGTCCCTACCGCGCCAGTGTTAGCAGTCAAGATCAGGTTTGATCCTGAAAGAACAGTGGGAGTCGATTGGTATTTAGTCAGCGGGGACCAAGTGGCGGTTAAAACAACAGAGGCTATCTTTCTTGCCGGTATACCTAGAATCATGTCGTTGCCCCAAACACGTCGAACTCAGTGCTTGCCACTTGCTTGACGGTCACAGTGCCCCCCGGAGGGACAATAAGCGTACCACCAGCCGGTGCATTAAGAGTTGTGCTACTAGGGGTAAGAGTCAAGTTGTTAGCCCCCACATTCCGAATATGAAACTCTTGGCCTACAACGTTCAAACCAGTTCCAAAGGTGGCTGTCTTTGCCGAGTCAGAAGTGAATCGGATGTACCGACCAGCGTCCCCGTTAGCCATTGCTCGGGAGGTTCCGCTTTCAGTCACCACAGTAGCCGGCACATCCGTGTCGGTAAGCGTTATAGCCCCCGTCCGGGTGTTAACCGATGTGACTGGGAACGGAACATCGCCCGACCCGAGAAGAGAGGTGCTTCCTACGGTCCTGATGTTCGTACCCGAGACAAGGGTATCTTGTTTGGTGGAAGGATTGAACGTACCCGTGTGCCAAACGTCTTGGAGGGTTGACCCATCAAAATACCGGGGCGAGCTTTTGTCGTTTTCAACCTGAAGGAACTTGTTAGTCAGCCCTCGGTTGGTGTTAAGACGGACGATGCACGACGTGCTTCCGTTCGACTCAAGCTCAACTCCGGCAATCAACCCCGAGATGGGATTGTAGCTCATCGAAGAGATTGTGGACAGCCCAACAACAGCTTCGGCTATTGAGGAATTACCACCAAACTCGTAGCCGTTAGTGCTTTGAGGTAGGCTACCTGTGGAGTCCCAAGTGAACCCTGACGTACCTCCAAAGGCACCCGAGTCGTTCCATTGGAACTGGCCCGAGGAGCCTCCCGGAGAGCCACTCCCTCCGCTGATTGTGATGTTCCCCGGACCCTTGAGAGACTCCCCGTTGATAGTCTTGAGAGGGTGGTTCTCCCAAGTGTCGTTCGAGAAGTTGTAGAAGATCGTGTCGTTGTCGTCTGGGTTGAGAACGTCTACGTCAGTCAAGCCGTCAAAGCTGACTTGATCGAAAGCATCCTCGGCCAACTTACGCAACGACACCTCTTCGCGAGTGTCCCAGATGTCCAGCTTTGATTTAGGGATTCGAGCCATAGTTGTTATCTAGTCCCTCCGTGGACGTGGGTTAAACTCTCTTAGGTGCGTACTTACAGGACCGGCGGCTGGTAGTTCGTATCGGTGACACCCGCGTCGGCGTTGAGCTTCGTGGCAAGGGTAGCACCCCAAGCACGAATCGTTTCGATGTTAAGCATCACTTCCTCGAAGGCTCGCTTTAGTTCGAGGGCCTTGTCGGAATCGCCTTGGGCGTAGAAGGTGTAGGTCTTGGGATCGAAAGCAGGCATGGTGTTTTAGTCTCCTCTGGTGTGGGGTGGGTACAACGTGGGCGAGTTTACACCTAATCGGAAGGAGAGTCAAGAGAAGGGGGAGGGTCGAAGATGATATGACCTCGACTAGGGACGCTTACCCCTCCAAAGCACTTGTGTGCGTTTTCCAACGTAAATCCTTTCGACAGGGCGATCTTCCGGAAGGTGTCTTCAATCCTTGCTACCTGCTCCGGGGTCCAGACCTCATCTACCCACACCCAGTCTTCGTCTTTGTTGGGCTCCATCCTTTGACCTCCTGTAAGCCTCTGTGAGGCTCGTCTAGTATCTACCCGCACCCCACGGTAGGGGTCGGGGCTAAGATCGCCTCCTAGAGGCTCGTAGGCGGCTTCTCGTTCGTGTTCGACGTGTACAGCCCCAGTGCCTCTGATTCTCGGACCAACTCTTCCAACGCTTGCTTTCGTTCCAAGGCTCGTTGACGGCCTAGCTCGGAGAAGTTGTGACCGACGCACTTGTCCAACTCAACTCGAAAAGCAAGGCTCTCGGGGTAGAAGCCCTTGTCGTGCCGCTCTCGGGACTTGATGCTCAGGTCGTGGATGAGTTGGTTGAGTTGTTCGGTTGCGAGGTGGGAGTAGTTATCAGCGTTCAATGGTCACGGCTCCTTCGGTGGGGTTGTACACGACTCGGGTGCCACCTCGAACGACAAGTCCTTTCCGGGCGGTGGCCTCCCAGTGAATCTTGGAATACTCGTCCATGTTCGGGGTTTCCTCCAAAGCTCGCAGGTAAGCAGCTTCAGCGTCTTTCCTCCACGAGGACTCAGGTGGGAGGTCTGATCCCCACTTCCAGTCCAAGTACGCTTCGGTCCGTGTGCGGTAGTCGTCGAGGTGACTCATCACGTGTACCTCCAGATTTTGTTGAGGACGATGTTTGAGATATTGGCCGGGCTGATCCGAAACTCTCGGGCTAGGTTTGCTTGAGACTCTCCCAGTTTGTGGCGAAGTCGAATCTCTTTCACCTGATCTCGCTTCAGCTTCGATGACCCCTTGACCATCGGCGTCCACGGAATGTCCGTGACCCGCTCCGCTCGGAAAGGTGCCTCCTTCGGGAGAGGCTCCAACCCATCCCGCCTTCGTCGGGCCTCCAACTTACGTTCGTAGTGCGGATCATCCATGAAGAGGCCGTCGTAGTAGGGGCATGGGACAGAGTACATTTCTTTGGGGTGCTCCGATCTAGGTAACTTGGAAGATGCCACAAGGAAGAGATAGATATATTCTCCGAAGGAGAAGAAGTATCTAGTTTGAGAGATAGTATGTTTTAGATAGAGGGGTATACTCTTTCTTAGAGTATTAGTATTAGATAGAGAGAGTATATAGTTAGAGAGATGGTATATACTCTTTAGAGTAGTAGTATATCTATAGTAGTAATACTACTCTCTATGTATATACTTTCTACTTCATTGTATACCTCCGAAGGAAAGCTGTCAAGCCCCCTCGCACTGCTACTCGCAGTGCTCCTACTCCCCACCTAGCGGTGGGTCTGTGACCTGTCAACCCCAAGGGAAGTTCACCCCTTAGGAGAGTTATTCATCCCTTCATAATTCCCACTAACCCTTGAAGATCAATACCTTAACAAAGGAAACCCACCCCCCTTCACATCTATACCCTCCACCACAACTAGGTTCCCTCGTCGGAAAGGTTGGGAGGTGTCCACCCTCATGACTGTGTGAACCATCCCTAAACCCCCTAGTTCCTCCGGAGTACCCAGCTCTCGGAGAGTACCGACCCATGTGGGTAGCTGACGTGGGTGAGCCTTCAATCCTCTTCTCTTCTTCCTGAACCTGAACGGGATCACCACCTCCTCGTACATCTCGATCCACTCTGTCCGAGTGATCTCCACCTTCCACCCTCGGAACCGAGCCACCGCTAGGAGCCTGTCGTACCTCCGTCCGGGGTCTGACTTAACCAATAGAAGTGTTTTCCTATTGGCCTCCTTCTTCTCCACGATAGGCTTCCACCGAGCCTTCTTGGAGAGTCCCGGTCTGTTGCCCGCTCGGTTCATCATCTCCTCAAGGTAAATCTTTTCCCGAGAGGAAAGGGGCTTATCCGAATAGGCCTTTCGATTAAGGTAATCCGCATAAGACCTCAATTGAAAGATAGGGGCTACATCCGTCTCCCAATTAGGGTCAAGCCAGTGGGGATGGGTGTAGGTTGGATTGAGGCACTCCTCCAAGATACGTTCGTTGACTTTTAAGGATACGGGGCAGAGGTCTTCCTCGGTAAGCTTTTGATATTCCGAAGGAATGGGGTGAGTTTCACCACACAATCTACAAGTCATGTTTGAGTTCTCCGACGATATATAAGCGAAGTGTACACCACAAGAAAGGGGGAGTCAACAAGGGAGAGTTAAATACCTATTTGGGCTTTTCCGTGGGAATAGGGGTGGTACTCATCGACACACACCCCCTATCAGGCGGGGGATACCCCCGGGGGTCTAAACACAATAAAACCCCAATGAAGGGGCCAAGATGAATAATGGACCCATTACAAATAGGGCCTAATGAATTAGCAATCAATTGAGAAGAGGGCTAATGGAACGGGGAGACGGCCTGCGGCTCTGTGTCCTGTTAAATGTGGAGAGACGGGAGTGAGTGAGGGGGGCGCACCACACACACACACACCCGAAGGGGACACAAACAAGCCTTGCCCAACGTTCCCAGGTTCCCCCACCCACAGCGGGCTCCCCTTTAATATACACTTGTGCAGCAATGGGGCTATTATCGATGCACCATAGGCGCTACGCGCTGGCGCGGGGCTTCTCCCCGCTTCGGTGCAACGGTCACCCTACCTGTGGTGAAAATACAACACACATTGTGACACAATCTCTTACAATCGCCCCCTTGTGCTAGCCTATTCCCCTAGAGTAGGCTATCCCGAGCTAAGCGATAGTCGCGAAGCCACCCGGAGCACACAAGCCATGACAAGAATTAACCCTCCGAATCCAGCAGATAGCGGAATTGATCGTTGGCGCTTTTGCGGGCTTTCCCTCGAAAGCCTCACCGTGCACTTTTGGAGATACGGACAAGCCGCGAAGGGTGAGCCGTCGCAGATCGGCAGCTATTGCGAGTTTTCCGACAAAGATTCCTTTGATAAGTACGTTCGTACTATCATAGGTTAACAAAGATTAACAAAGGACGCATCCGTCGCCCCTTGTGCTAGAGTCTTCCCATATGCGAGGATTCTAGCGCTGATAAGCGCGCCCCACGGGCGAAGCCCGTAGCCCGAGCTAGGCGATAGTCGCGAAGCCGCACCAACAGTCACCCGGAGCAAAGCCGCTATGCGCAAGATCGAACAACAAATGACCCAAGCCATCCGAGACGGCCAGAACTGGCAGAGCGGGAACACTATGGTCAATCGGTGTGATGTTATCGGCGACACAGAGACAGGGGTTTATCTTCACGGGCACTTAATCGCTAAGCGGTATTCAAGGGGGTTTGACACTGCAAGCGAGGCGCCTTTTCAAGTAATTGAACACACCTTCCGCAAGTGGCCCACCCGCACTACCGTCTCCCGCCTCCGCGCCCTTGGTATTGATGCCGCTATCCGCAAGGGCAAGCCCACGATTAACGGAAAGGAAGTCTAACATGCGCATCACCCGCAAGCATCTCCAACCTGCCATTGATCGCCTCAACCGCGAGACCAACAGCCCCGCTAGTCCGTGGGCTCGTCGTGACGAAGATGGCAGGCGGCGTGCCAACATCGGCAACTATCACCTCAGCCAAGCCTACGGCGGCTTTTCCCTTCACCGGATGGTAAACGAATCAGGCGGTGTCTCGGACGTGTTCTCGTGTGGTCACGTCCCCGCTCGTGACCTGTATAACCAGCTCCACGCTTTCTTGCGTGGGATTGAGTTCGGACGGGAGGGTTAAAACATGGATCGCCTGAGCTACCGCACCCACTCCGGGCTTCTTACCCAAGCCCGGACCAACAACCCCGAGCCGATGCGCTCCCGACTCGCCACAATCGCCCTTAGCGGCTACAAGAGCCGCAAGCGTAGGCGAGTCTATGCCACCCTACGGGAGGCGGGTATCACGGCCCTAGAGTGGTTCCTAGCGGCTCTCTTGTGTGCCGGGGGCACCTATGTCACCCTGTACCTTATCAGTGAATACGCTTGTACGTTCCGGGGGGTTTGTTGATATGAGCGCTTCGCGTTTTGAAGTCTTCAACATGGAAACCGGGGAGTCCGTCAAGGGCTTCCCGTTCTCAGAGCACAACCCCCGCACCCGCTCCCTTGCTCTTGTGAGAGCCAAGCAACTGGCGTTGGCCTACACCTTCCGTTCCCTCGCTGTCCGTCTGTGGGAGAAGGGCAACCCGGTCCCGACGATTGTTTACAGTCCTGCTTAAGTGTCCTAGCTCCACAGCCTCTAATCTGTAACACTCTTTTACACTTTAGGGGTTGTGCGGCTAGTCCGCTTGTGATCTAGTAGCTTCACCCAACAAGAGAGGAATACATCGTCATGTTTACCCTGCCGTTTTCCAGCTTTGATGTTCGCCCCGGCGATTGGATCGTCTGCACTGTAGATGGCACCGACTACACTGCGCGCATCGAACGCGACGACACAACCGTCCCTAGCGACTTTGAGTGCTACAGCCCCGAGCAAGTCTACGAATGGGAGCGTGGCGATTGGTGCTTTGTCGGAGTTGTGATTGAAGCTAAGCGCAATGGCGTACCTTTGGGCGGGTGGCTAACGGGTCTCTGGGGCATCGAGTCCGACAGCTCCCCAGAATACTTCCTTGAAGTCGCCAACGATCTTCTCCGCGAAGCTATCCCCCTTGCCAACGAAGCCCGCAAGCGTATTGCTTTGGCGATGGCGTGATGCTAGACTTCCTATCATCACCCTTACTTTGGTTCGGCCTCTTGTGGATACGTGTCACCTTTGTTTACATTTCTTGCGTCAGTGCAACCAACCCCGCCAAGTTTTGCAATCCGTAGCACACAACGAGGGCACAAGATTGACACGCCACTATGTACCTAGTTTGTCGGGCGATGCTCTTTTGTGGGTCTGCGGCTTCGCTCTGGAGTCATCACGAAAAGGCCGGGAGGAGGTACAGTGGTTGCCTTTTATTGCAATTGAAACCGCACGCCATACCGATCCACTCGACCTGCAAACGCTTGCCCGTTTGACGTGCGGGTTCGAGGCCCACCCGGACGGGGATTGTTTCGCATCTTGCCCGAAAACGAACATAAAGGTGCGGGCAAGTTCCCCGAAAGAGGCTATACTTCGCTGCTTCTCAGCGTCTCAGGTGGGATGCTGGGTAGACGTACCAGATTCCATTTTCGACGAAAAGTAACCCGCCCCATCGCAATCGGAGACTGCTCTTATGCCATCCATCCGCCTCCGCTCCTCCTCCGACCTCCGCGAAGAGTTCCGCGCTTACGGTCGCCAGTCCACTTTCTCCGCCCAAGCCTATGACTGGCTCTGGGACTACCTCGAACAGCTTGAAGAAGACACCGGCACTCCGCTTGAGATCGACGTTGTGGGTCTGTGCTGTGACTACACCGAAGAGGACTACGATAGCATCGCGTCGTCTTACAGTATCGACCTGCCCGAGCGGGACGAGGACGAGTCCGAGGAGGATCACGCCGAGTCCGTGCGCGAAACCATCCTCGATTATCTCCGGGATAACACGGTTGTTCTCGGGTACGATGATGATTCGGTTCTCTACGCGGCTTTTTAAGGAGTAAAACCGCCGTGTCTATTGTCAAAATCGTTTCCCGCTGGGACTCGTCAAAAGTTCTGTTTGAATCCACCACATCCAATAGTTTGAAAGAGGCTGTTATTGAGGCACGGAGGCAACGGGCGAACCTCTCCGGGGCGAACCTCTACGGGGCGAACCTCTACGGGGCGAACCTCTCCGGGGCGAACCTCTACGGGGCGAACCTCTCCCGGGCGGACCTCTCCGGGGCGAACCTCTCCGGGGCGAACCTCTCCCGGGCGGACCTCTCCCGGGCGGACCTCTCCGGGGCGAACCTCTCCGGGGCGAACCTCTCCGGGGCGAACCTCTACGGGGCGAACCTCTACGGGGCGAACCTCTCCGGGGCGAACCTCTACGGGGCGAACCTCTCCCGGGCGAACCTCTCCGGGGCGGACCTCTCCCGGGCGAACCTCTCCGGGGCGAACCTCTACGGGGCGGACCTCTCCGGGGCGAACCTCTCCGGGGCGAACCTCTCCGGGGCGGACCTCTACGGGGCGAACCTCTCCGGGGCGAACCTCTACGGGGCGAACCTCTCCGGGGCGAACCTCTCCGGGGCGAACCTCTACGGGGCGCTGCACGCTGAACTTACAATTGCCCAAACGCGCATCCTCCCCGATGAGGGTGCAGTCATCGGGTGGAAAAAGTGCCGAGGCGGTGTGATCGTCAAGTTGCTTGTCCCTGAAGGAGCCAAGCGTTCCCACGCCTTCGGGCGTAAGTGCCGGGCCGAATGGGTGGAAGTCCTCGAAGTGTTCGGGGCAGACGTTGGTGTGTCCCTCCACGATGCCGCGACTAAGTACCGCAAGGGCGAGGTTGTCCGCCCGGATTCGTTCTCCGACAACTGGCGGGACGAGTGCGCCCCCGGTATCCACTTCTTCATCACCCGAATTGAAGCCGAGAACTACAACTAAGGGAGTTCCGTTATGCTAGACCGCACCACACATCCGTTCATCGTTAATACGCTTGATTCCTCCCCTGCGTGGAGTCTTGAGACTCGCAAGTATCCTGATGCTTGGGAAGCTACGATCTGGTTTCATGATGACGGTCTTTCTCAGGCATCCTCCCGTGCCGAAGACCTGACCCTCCCTGATGCGCTTAACAACCTTGAGCGCCTGCTGGAAACCGGGAGTGCCAAAGCTTGAGCTACTACATCGTCCAAATCCCCCCGAGAAATCCCGAAACGGACGTTTGGCGTCTCCACGAAGTCCCCTACCGGGAACGACGCCACGCAATCGCCGCCGTGGAAGCCCACCGGACTTACGGTTTCCACGATGCTGATTACATCGAAGTGACAACCGGAGAGTACGAAGATGAAAATTTCTAAAAAGCAGAGAGCAGAATACCACAAGGCGTTTCTAGAGTTGAGAGAACTCGGGCCGAGATATTCAGGGGTAGGGATTTGCCTAAATTGTGGAATTGATTCACAAGTTGTTGGTGCCCTGTCAGAAAAATGGCCTAGGTTTTCCGGTGACATCAGTTATCCAATCCCTTCCTCTAGGAAGGGTGGTTGTCCTGAAGTTGCTTATCACGGAGCCAAAAGTCTCTGGAACAAACGTACCAAGTACGGGCGTCTCCGGTGGGAGTTGTTGGATTTCCTCATTGACGCAACGAAGCCGGAGGATAAGTGATGAAAACCCCTGACTGGTCACAAGCCCCCGAGTGGGCTAACTATGTGGCGATGGATGCGGATGGGGAGTGGTTCTGGTATTCCGAGGAACCAACCATTGTCGATAATGTTTGGATTCCCGATGGTGGGCATCACATCTATGCTGGGACGACCGACTCGCCGTGGACTTCCTCTCTGTCAACACGGCCCAACTCAAAAGGGGCTTGACGGTATGCACACTCTAAAAGAAGTCTCACCGGGAATTGTCATCGGCATCACATCGGCTATCAAACCCACCCCCCGCACTATCCGTGCGCTTGCTGATATGCTCCGGGGGAGGAATCCCGGCTTGTCGGTATCTCACCGGGATTCGGCTTCGGGAATGTGGTTCGTTGCAGTACAATTGACCGGAGAGGAGGTAAACCATGAATATCAGTAATGTTGGGGTGCTGCGGTTGGGCGCTAATACCGAGTCCGTAGGGTGGTTGGACCTCCCCGACAATTGCGGTTGGAGTGAAGACTTGGCTGACTACACCAACATCCCCGGTGGTTATGAGATTGGAGATATCCTCCTCGTCCCCACCTACCGCCTAGAGGAGGTGGAGGAGATCATCGAACCCGAGAAGCCGGGGGTTCCGGTGGAACCGTATGTGGGGATGGTTTTGTACCACAATGAAGGCTGCTCTTCTTGTGTGATCGTAGCGCAGGTCCAGTCCGATGCTTGGATGGTAGCTTGGTGGGGAGAGGATTGCCCAATTGAGATTAACTCAGCCCTCTACTTCAACGACCTCCTCTTCAAGAGGAAGGACTACCCCCACACCCCCTCCACCCCAGCCGTTACCCGAAAGGTCAAGAAGTGGGTTAAGATCGAGCACCCGGAGGTGTCTTCCGATGGTATCGCTTGAATCCGTGTGGCTGCTCGGGTGTTCCCTTGTTGGGTTGTCGTACATCCTCACGGAGTATCTTCGACGTGAATCGTGGAAGTATGTCACGAAGGAGCGGGACGAGTTTCCGTGGGTGTTGAGTGTTCTCCGAGACGGCTCCCTAATCTTCGGATGTGTTATCGTGCTTGGGGTGATTGGTCATTTGGTTCTTAACGGAGGGGGTGTGTGATGATGAAAAATGGAGACGTGCCGGCGACACTACTCACCAAGCGCGAGCTGTTCGCAGCTATGGCGATGCAGGGGTTGCTATCTGGCCCTGAATTTTCCAATGCTGACGCGCATCAGTCCCGCCAAGTCGCAATGTGCGCAGTCAATCAGGCCGACGCCCTCCTAGCCGGCCTGGAGCCCAAGCCGTGAGCGCGGAGAGCGGAAAGGCAGTCGAGCGATTTGACTGCACCAACGGCGGCGCGCAGTTCTGCCAAGGCTGCTATACGATGACCGTGGATTCAGACGGCGAGTATGTCCGCCACGAGGACTACGCCAAGTTGGAACAGCAGCGCGCCGCGCTTGTGGAGGCGCTAACCGCAGCTAACGCTGCTTTGCGGGAGTGCCTGCGCGAGTGCGCCGATGACCTTGAGGCCGAAGTCAACGCCCGCGCATCCGGCGAGCTACCCCGCAGGATCGAGCGCGACCTAGAGCCCGTGCGCAAAGCGCGTGTGTTGCTGGCCCAGCGCGGCGAGGGGGAGTGATGGTCGTCTGTACGTTCGACAATCCTGCGACGTGGTGCCGCGAGTGCTGGCAAGATGGTAAACTCCTTTGCTCGTACAGCTACTTAATCCTACCCGGCATTGCTCGCGAACCTATCCCCGGTCGACTGTACTTCTTTGGTGCGAATGTAGGGGAGTGGTCGCCGGGGAGATTGTGGGGCGATCCGAGAGCTACCGAGCCTGCTTATTCACACACTGACAACAAGGAACCCACCCCCGAATGAAGCTCGAACTGATACACCGTTATGACCACAAAGGCCGGATGTGCGTAGCCCCACACATCGACGGCTTCAATGTGTGGGACATTCCTAAAAAGCAATGGACAGAGGAGGTAGCCAGCGCACTCCTTCACGCATACAACCTCGGCAGAGCAAGCGCCCGCCGAGACATTGAAGCCTCCATCCGAAACGTAAACACACAAGAGGTATCTGTGTGGAACTTGAAGTGGCCCACCTCCGAATGAACCGGACTATTCTTGGTGTACTCTGGACTCCTCTCGATACGACCAATGTCTACCGTTGGTGTGACTGGTACGATGGATACCTCCACGCTCGGGGGTCTACCACCTCCGGTAATGCCTCTAGGAAGTCCTCCAAGGCTGACCAACGCCTTACCCAATACCTACCCTACGGGTACCTGTGTGCTGACCTCCTAGTGGAGGACGGGTGGACTCGTGACGTACACGGTACGTTGTTCAAGACTGACCCCGTCTGGGGGTTGGAATGGGCAGCCTCCGAGAATACTTCGGGGGTGCGTACTTCGGATGGACTCAACCCGATCCTTGAGTTCCGGGTACGTCTTCCGAACTCCTACCGCTTCTCCGGGGCTATCCCGAGCTTCGGCAAGAGGGCGTACTATTCCGTGTTCCGTCAACAGGTTAGTATCCCGGACACACTTGTTGACTGGTTGCTTCAGCTTGGGTACACGGAGGACCGGCTAGGATATAAGAGGGAGGAAGATCATCGTAGACGGAACGAAGCGTGAGCGGAGTGAAGTCGGAGATGGATAGATAACCTTTCTAGGAGTAATACTTAGATATGAAAACTGTACGAGTGCGTGTGTTTGTGAGTGTGGCCCAGAGTGGACACTGGTCAGCATATGGGGACGCGCAGGCACAAGTGCCTGAGAAAGCAGCTGTGTTCTACACTGGGCACGCCTACGGAGACGCCGGCTACTGGATCGAAGCTGACCTTCCCCTTCCTAACCAAGCCCCTGAGATTGTGGCTACTGTTACGCGAGCCTGAAGGAATAACAAAGATATGACCAAAGACCAACTCGAAGCGGTCATCAAGAGAAGCTCAGTCAAAGGTTCAGACATCTATGCGGAGGTTGCATCAATTGCATTTGGTGTGTTGCCAAATGAAGTCACATCTAGTCAACGCAGACAAGCAAAGCAGATGACACACCAAGCCCTTTATTCAACACCCACTGCTATGGAGACGCACCGTGACCCTTAAACTCGAAGCTGGTAAGAAGTACCGCACCCGGGGTGGTGTTTGTGAGGTGGAGGTGCTGAGGATTCTTGAGAATCCAGTCAGCCCTTCCGAAGCTGTTGTTGGAGTTCTACGTCAGACAGACGGTTGTCAAGAGGTAGTCGCCCATTACGCAAACGGGTCTTTTGCTCAGGGAGAGATTCACTACCTCGACCTCATCTCCGAGATCAAACCCAAGCGCGTGGCGTGGTTGAATGTGTATGAGGAAGACGAAGGGGGCTTCTACTTCAACTCACGACAAGAAGCGGACGATGACGATATGAAGCATCGTTCGATAGATGACGTCCGCATCGCCTGTATCCGGATAGAGATTGAGGAGGGAAGGTTCGATGAGTGAGTACCCCACCCCCGATGAACTAGACGCCTTGATCGACCAAGCCCAGATGTCCCCGGATCAGGAGGCTTGGTGTGTCATGGCTGTGATGGATTATCGACTCGCCGCTAGGCAGGTGATGTTGGCTATTGCTCAAAAGGAAAAAGCCCATGTCGAATAACAAGAACTACGAGAAGTACATCCGAGAGGATGGTGCTGTAGGCGTCTTGTCTTCACCCGGCTTCGGAGCTGGGTGGTCTACTTGGAACCGCGATGACGTAGCTGAGAGAATGGTCTTTGATAAGGCTCTGGTTGAGGCAGTGCTTGGTGATAACCGTGGTCTAGCAGCAGAGATTGCATCGGGGTTTGACGAGTATGTTTGTGTCCTTGGTGCTGGAGATTTGGAGGTTTCTTTCCTCCACCCGAACACGGCTTTTCGTATCGAAGAGTACGATGGCTCGGAGAGCATTCAGGAATTCTCCCACATGGAGTTCTATCATGCATAACCCCCTCGACCGTGTAACCGAAGCAGCCCGAGCCATCACCAACCTCGGGCTTCCCGACAACTGTGTGTATTCCGAGCGAACTTCGTTTGAGCAGGGGGTTATCCAAGAGTTCCTTCAAGCGTGCTTTGACGCACGAAGGGAGTTGCAAGACGACATTGGGTATACCATCTCTGAATTAGAAGACGCCTACGAGCGGGGTTGGAACGATGGGTTTGAAGGGGGGTACAACAGCCATGACTAACGAATCCGAAGACGCGCTCGGCGTCTCAGACGCTTTGTACGAAATGGCGGAACAAGCGTGGAATGAGTGTTGGCCTGATGAGCCAAAGTATCTTTCGTCTAAGACCGCTCAGTGTATAGTAGATGCTCAGTGGCTTATCGGTGTAGCAACCGCCATCATTAAGAAATACGATGGCCCTCTCTCGGACATTGCCGACCATCTTGGAGACTTTGGAGATAGGTGGATCGAGAAGCGAGCCGAGGCTATTCTCGAAGATGCCCGAGAGGCGGAGGCTCAAGCTCGTGCGGACAGTCGGGAGGGGTGGTGACAGCTCGATACGTAGCCTGCCCTTTGTGTAAGGCCGAAGGCCGGGACTCCACCGGCAACCACCTCAAGTTGTTCGAGGATGGAAAGGCGGGGTGGTGTATGAGGGGCCACGGACGGGTGGTGTTGGATGCAGATGGTGACGACGAAGGAGGAGCAAGACGAGTGAGCTACACGAGTAGGCCAGCCGAGCGAGACACTGCTCTTGAAATGGCACAGATTGCCACGTACAAATGTCTCGCCTACCCTCAACGTAAGATCACAAAGGAGACGATGGAGTTCTTCGGGGTAAAGACAGCCGTCTCCCCGGAGACAGGCCAACCAGCTGAGCACTACTATCCGGGATATGACGAGTTCGATGTATTGTCCGGGTACAAGTGCCGCATCCTCCCCAAAAACTTCGGGGGTAAGGGTGTTATCGGCAAGTACAAAAACTGGGTTGGTTGGAATAAGGTAGTTGGCAGGAAGTTCGTTATCGTGGTGGAGGGTGAGCAAGATATGCTTGCTTGCCATGAGATGATGAAGGTCTTGAAGCCAGACCGCCCGCCGTACAACGTGTTGTCAGTTCCAAGCGGAGCGCCCGAGCCCGACGAGAATGGACGGGTCAACCTCGGCAAAGACCTCCGCCTCCTCCTCCCGAAACTGCTTGAGTTTGAGAAGGTGGTGCTGTGTCTTGACATGGATGGTCCGGGTCGTGCCCTAGCCAATGCCATCGCCGAGTTCTTGTGCTCAACTACAGCCGTGTCAATCGCCTCTCTCCCGGCGAAAGACTCGGCCCAGATGTGGGAAGAGGGACGAGAGCAAGAGTGGGCCAAGGCAATCAACAACGCTCGGAAGTATGTCACGGCTGACATCGTGACTGCTGCTGATGACCCGGATGAAGTAGATGAGCCACTAGTCGAGGGCACTCGGTACTCGTTCCTTCCCCGCACATGTGACAAGCTGCACGGGTTCCGTACTCAAGAGATGACAGGCTGGATTGCCCCGGAGAACGTCGGTAAGAGTTCGATGATGCGACAGATGATGTATGAGGACTTGGCTCGCGATCCTGATGCCCATGTCGGTGCTATCTTCCTAGAGGAGACAGCAAAAAAGACGAAGCAAGCCGTGGTGGCGTACCACTGCGGAGTCCCCCTGAACAAGTACCGGGCCAATCCATCATGTGCCGACCCGGTCTTGAAGCAAGAGGCAAAGAAGTTGCTCTTCCCTCGGATGCACCTGTTCACCCACAAGACACAGACCGTCTCGGATGATTTGATCCTTCGTAAGATCGAATACTTCGTCAAAGCAATGGGGTGTAAGCGGATATACGTGGACCATTTGAGTTTCGTCGTGTCAGCTATGGACACCAAGGATGAGCGTCGTACCATCGACACGTTCCTTACCAAACTGGCTCGGTCGGTGGAAGACTGGGACTACTGCCTCAACATCGTCTCTCACATCAAGCGAGGCGAGCGAGAGCAAGCTCGGATGGAGTCGAAGCAGAAGTACCCGTACTGGGAAATCCTCAAGATGGAGGATGCACGAGGGTCGGGCGGAATCTCCCAGTTGTGTCACAACATGGTAGCTATTGAGCGTGAGGTACTAGACCCCAACTTGGACAACACACGAGGCCGGGTTCGTACCCGCGTACTCCGTGCCCGAGAGTGGGGGTTCACTGGACTGGGCGATGTGCTGACCTTCAACGAGGAAGGGAAGTACGCGCCTATTGTGATAGAAGAATTCGAGTCTTGACAGCAACAGATTAACGGGCTACAATAGAGGAGTCACAGCTGGTGGCAAGACCTAGGAAGTACACAGATGAAGAACGAAAGCAACGAGCACGGGACCACTGTAGAGAATGGAGAAAGCGCAACCCCGACTACATGCGGGACTACAACCGAAAGCGAGGAAAGGTGGCTCCCGGTAGTGGGGTATGAGGGGAGATATGAGGCGTCTAATTTCGGAAGGGTTAGGAGTATCAGGCGTAGTCGCATCCACGTTCTGAGTCCCGCCTACAGTAGCAGCGGGTATCTCTGTGTCGCTTTAAGCGTAGACGGTAGGCAGTCTGTCAGGCTCATCCATCATCTAGTATTAGAGGCATTTGCTGGTAGACGGCCCACCGGGATGGACGCTTGTCACAACGATGGAGATCCTTTTAATAATGCCATTTCAAATCTGAGGTGGGCTACAAAGAAGGAAAACATGCTCGATCGTAAAATACATGGCAGGAACTATGATCGAACAGGCGAGAAGAATGGGAGGGCAGTTCTCTCAGAATCAAGTGTGATTGACATTCTTCGTAGACTTAGCCTTGGAGACTCAGTTTCTACTCTAGCGGCTAATCACGGTGTTCATTATTCCACGATTCGCGGGATCAAGAACATCACAACTTGGAAGCATATCCCGAGAGAGGAGTTCGATCCGCAATGAAAGATTTCACAAACCAGATTTACATCTGGACACTAGGCTGTGTTGCCGGAATAGGGATTGGTGTGTTGGCCTATGGCTGGGGAGCTGAAAGCCGACTCATCCGCGACTGCTCCATGACAAGAGTCCACATCATCGACAACGACACCCTCATTTCGTGTACCGTCTTGAAGGTGAACCGAACCGAGACGCCCATTCAAGATGACAAGAAGCCGGAGATTAGTCTATGAGCAAGCAAACGACCGAGGAAAACTATCGGGTTGTGGTAGAGCCGAGGCGCTGGCGGTGGGGGGCACTGAAACACGACTTCGACCGCGAGACGTGCGAGTCTATCTTGGAGCAGATCAGGCGCCATGTTGATGATGTTCAAGATTCTTATATCTCTTTTGATATAGTCGAAACATGCGAGCACTGTGGCGCAGAGTGGACCGAGGATGATTCAGACTACAATGGTGGCTGCTGTGAGGAAGATCAGGCAGCTTATGAATCTCGCATCAACTGAGAACATTCCATGAAAACCCGAACAACGCGCTTGACTCTCTCCCACTTCGAGGGTGTCTTTGAGGTAGAGATTATTGACGAAGGCGCTGGTGAGTACGTATTGGTGAGTTGCGGATTGGATCGTCCTCCCTTTGAGCAAAGCATCTCCATCGACCCCTCCGAGTGGCCTTTCCTCCGAGACGCTATCGACCGGATGTTTGAGGAGATTGCGGAGAATGAGTCGGAGGGTAAACTCAAGGAACTTCTTGAGACACCGGCACCTTGGGAGAAGGCGAGCGAAGAGCAGGCAAAGCCGGATGCGGAAGCACCGCAAGGTGCTGCGAGTGGCGGCTGGATTCCTTGGGAGGGTGGGGAGTCTGCACCCGCAGAAGCGGAGTACAGGCAGGTGTCGGTCCGCCTTCGAGACGGGGTAGTTCCGGCTAAGGAGCAGACCGGGTGGTTGTGGGACTGGACTCACTACGGTAGTGAGAATGACATCACCGCCTACAAGGTGGTAGATTGATGACCGACCGACGAACCCTAGTCTTTGACGTTGAAGCGGACAATCTTTTGCCGCTCTGTACCACCATCCATGTAGTCTGTACCAAGCTAGTTGAGACGGGAGAGAAGAAATCCTTCCGGGATCGGGATGAGTTCGTAGCGTATGTACGAGAGGTGTCACCCACCCATGTTGTCTTTCATAACGGACTAGGCTTCGACCTAGAAGCGCTTGCCCGAGTGTGGGACATCCCTTACACCGTGGGAAGGGATGCCTCTTGGATGGGCTCTCCTGTGGTGTGGGTGGATACTCTTCTGATCTCCCGGTTCCTGAATGCGGATCGGGTAGGGGGTCACTCGTTGGAATCCTACGGGGAGAGGTTTGGTTTTCCGAAGATTGACCACAGTGACTTCTCACAGTACACAGAGCAGATGAGAATTTATTGCGAGAGAGACGTGGACCTCACCGAGAAGGTGTTGGAATACTTGGAGCGAGAGATGGAGGAATACACGAAATGACTGACCAAGAACTTCTTGAGTACGCCGCGAAGGCGGTGGGACTAGAGGATGCAACCTTTGTAGAAGAGTCCTCTTGGGGCTGGGGTATTACCCACAAGTACGATGAGTATGATTTGTGGAATCCTCTAGCGAAAAACCGGCATGCGTTCGGGTTGATGGTTGACTTGAACCTCACTGAAAAGCACAGCTTTTTGGACAAGTTGCACGAAGAGAACGCAACGTGGGCGCCGGATTACAGAAAAGCCCACCGACGAGCCATCGTCCGAGCAGCAGCGGAGATCGGGAGGGACATGACTGATGGCTAGCTCACCTGAATCGAACTGGCTAGATCAGGCTCCTCGCCCGTGCATCGCACGCATTGTTGATGAATATGAGGATGTGTTGAACCTTGCAATCACGGCGCGTATCTATGATTCAGAGACTCTCGTGGTAATCCCGGTCCGTCTTCTAGGTGATGTTGCTTTTCGGGAGCGGGGTAGGAATGGATGACTCTCGATGAACTTCTAGCGTGGCAACCGTACAAAGTCTTTGAGATGGACTCTTGGTTAATGTCGATTCAGGAGACCTGCGGAATCGGGTTCGACATCGAAGGGGCTAAGGCTCTTGTCCTTCGTATCGACCGGGAGATGACGGAGATCGCCTCGGAGATTGAACCTCAGCTTCCGCCGAGGCCACTCAATAAAGGAGAGGTTGACTCGTGGCGTATCCCGGCGAAGCCGTGGAAGAAGGACGGTACTCTCGCATCTTCGATGGTCAAGTGGATGGAGAGGGTTGGGGCTAGGTATGTGGGGGTGGAGTACACAGAGCATCCTTCCGTCCTATTGGACGGGAAGATGTACCCGATTGTGGGTGGCTCTCCTACCAAGACTCATGGGCCGATGCGGTTGGCGAATCAATCCGACCTCAAGGACTGGCTGATCCGAGAGGGCTGGGTTCCTACTCTCTGGAACTTGAAGAAGGACGAGCGAGGCAAGCCGGTACGGGATGACAAGGGTCAAGTCATCCAGACCACCCCGAAGATGCAAGACCAAGGACGACTGTGCCCAAACCTAGAGGAGCTTGCTGGCGAGCTAGTCAAGCCTGTAGTCAGGTGGTGTAGTCTTCGCAATAGAAAGAGCGTCATCGAAGGGTGGCTTGAGAACAAGCGGCTCGCTTGGGATGGGAGGCTTGGGGCGGGGGCTAGTTCGATCACACCCACGTTTCGCAAGACCCATGCGGTTGTAGCCAACCTTCCGAAAGCTGATGGTAAGGTAACACTTGGGGTAGAGATTCGTTCTTTGTTTCGAGCGGCTCGTCCGGGGTATGTGTTCGTGGGCTACGATGCCTCTGGACTGGAGGCCCGAGTTGAGGCACACTACACGTACAACTACCCCGGAGGAAAGGAGTACGCCCACGAGTTGATTGACGGGGACATTCACACCAACACAGCGGTCAAGATGTTTGCGGAGCAACTGGCTCACTTAGCCCCGGAGGATATTCACAAAGATCACCCAGACATCAAGCCGCTACGCAACAAGGCGAAGACGTTGAAGTACGCGGCAAGTTACGGAGCCAGTGCCAAGAAGATTGCCAGTACTCTTGGTATCCCAGAACGAGAGGGTGAAGAAATCTTCAACGCCTTCTGGGAAGCAGCAGCCCCGCTTGCTACTCTCAAGGAGAGACTGACCGCCCATTGGGAACAGAACGGTAAGAAGTGGATTCGGGGATTGGATGGTAGGCGGATCAGTACCCGCTCCAAACACAGTCTGGTCAACAGCCTCTTTCAAAGCGCGGGAGCGCTGATCTTCTCCTACGCAGGGTTGTTCATGGCTAAGCGTCTTGGGGGCTTGACACATCGAGATGAAGCCGGTACACTTTGCTTCCTCTACAAAGGTCGTCCGGTCTACCGGGTCGCCGAGTACCACGATGAGAACGTGTACGAAGTACCGGAGGAACTGGCCGAAGAGATCAAGGAACTAGGGGAGCGGAGTCTCTCCGAAGCAGGGAAGTATTTGAAGGTAAACGTACCGATTCTCGGAGATGGGAAGATCGGTATGACGTGGAGCTGCATCCACTGAGGAGGTTCCTTATTATAACTCAAGATGAACTGAAGAGGTTGTTGCACTACTGCCCAGAGACAGGTAGTTTCACTTGGAACGATTCTTGGAACTACAGGGCTAAGGTGAATAATCTGCGGGCCGGGACTCTGACAAAGGCTGGGTATATTCAGATCAACATCAAGTCAAAGTCTGAACTTGCCCACCGAATTGCATGGCTCTATATGACAGGCTCTTTGCCCACAAAATCGCTTGACCACATCGATGGCGATAGGTCAAACAACCGATGGGAAAATCTCCGCGAAGCGACTGCCTCAGAGAATATGAGAAACCGACTTGGACGCGGCAAGTACAGTAGATTTCTAGGGGTTTCATTTATGAAGGACACAGGTAAGTTCATATCTCAAATGAAAGTCAACGGGAAAACTTCCCTGATCGGGTTCTTCAGTAGCGATACAGAGGCGTTCGCCGCCTACCTTTGCGAGGTTGCTGAGTTGCAAGACGAGGCTTCTGCGAACATCCTCTACAACCGCCACTTCCCAGAACGTAAAGTTGCAATCCACTAAATTTAACACGAGGACACGCCACACATGGCCTTTACTTTTCAAGCCCCCAAGGGCAACGCTAACGCAACCAACCGCCAGTCCAATGTGGACTACGATGCTTTGAACGAGCACATCTTCCTGAGCACCACCGCCGGCAAGAAGAAGTCTGTGCCGGGGACCATCTCCGGTATCTACGATCTGGGTATCCAGAACCGAGAGGACGCCGAGGAAGACTTCAACCCAGCCAAGACCTACCCCGAAGGTCACGAGGTCTACGAGGCGGGCGGTAAGCAGATGGTTCGTTATCCCCGCAAGCCTTGCCGCATGGTGGCTATCGCGGTGGACTTCCCCCAGTGGCAGGTTGACTACGCCAAGTTCTACCGAGGCGAGTCCAGCCCGACTCCGTACCGCATGCTCCTCAACAATACGTGGGGTGTCTGGGATGACGCGGAGCAGAAGAAGGTCCAGACGGTGACGGGCTTCCCCTTGACTCTGATGAAGGATGACAACGGTACTTGGGGTGTTGCGAAGAACAGCAAGCTTCACGCTCTGGCTGAAGCTACCGATTCATTGGATGCCAATGGCCGTCTCCTCCCCGAGAATCTTGGTCTCCTGCTTGGCAAGGCGGCTCAGTTTCAGGTGGAGGTGTTGCTCACCCCGA